GTCCACCCCTCGGGCGGGAAAAAGGCGCAACTCTGCCCCGGGTGCCGGGATTTGTCCCGCCGCCGCCCGACGGGGGCGACGAGCGACGACGGAACAGGACCACCGGCGGCCTTTGCCGTCCCGCCGGGGCCCGGCTATGCGGGCAGTGCGCGCCGTGTGCGGCTGTTCGCGGCCTCTGCGCGCGCCTGGTTGCAGGCGGCGGGGTCCGCGCACCAGGTGACCTCAAGGGGGCCGTGGTCGTCCTCGACGGGGCGCGCGGTCCAGTCCGTGACGGTCCGGTCGCAGCGGTCGCACCGCCGGGGCGTCATACGGGCTCCCCGTGCGGGACGTCCCGCCGGGCTGCGGTCAGCGGCACGATCCCGTGGGCGCGGATGCAGCCGATACAGGCGTAGGTGGGCATGCCGGGCCCGGAGCCGGTTTCGACGGCGCCGACGATCTGCGCATCCTCGTCCTGGACGGGGCCGTGGTGGATGCAGCACCAGCGGGTCACGGGGTGCGCCGCCGACCGCACGTGGGGCCGCAGGTGTGCCGCATCTGGGCGGGCACTGGGGCGCCGGGGGCGTGGACGACGAGGATCGTGCCGGTCTGCACGCTGCCGTCCTCGCGGGTGACGGTGTCCGGCACCGCGGTCGACTCCAGCGAGGCGAATTGCCGTGGCGGGGGACTCACTGCGGTGGCCGCGTCGCCGGTATTCTCTTGCATGTCGACCTGCTCCTCACTCGGGTCGTCCATCCCCCGGGCCGTCGCAAGCGGCTGCGGGGATTTTTCGTGCTCCTACGGTATACCCCGATGTAGACCTCTGTAGAGGAGTGCGGAGGGATCTGGAGAAGCGTGCAGGTCAGCGGGTGTCTACGTTGATCGTGTGAGTGACGATCCGCGTGACCTCATTGACCACGAGTCGGGCCGGCCGGTGTACCAGCAGCTCGCCGACATCGTGGCGGCGCAGATCGCGGCGGGCACGCTGGTCGTGGACCGGCCGATCCCGGCGGAGGCCAGGCTGGCGGAGGAGTACGGGGTGGCCCGGCTGACGGCGCGGCGCGCTGTGCGGGAGCTACGGGAGCGGGGCCTGGTGTACACGGTGCAGGGCAAGGGCACGTTCGTCGCCGCTCCCCCGGAGCCGCCCGCCGATTAGTGGTATATGCCGTCCGGCCTGCGCGGTACCGCCCTGTCACACCCGCCGCCTAAGCTTGGATCATGCCCGCTCCGACCTGCCCCTGTGCTGCCGCGCGCCCGCGTCCGCGTGAGGCTGCGGTGGCCCGGTCGCTCGATGTGGTCAACCGGGAGATCCACGCTCTGGTGGAACGGGCTCCGCTGGCGGACGCGGATCAGGTGCGGCTCGCGGGGCTGTATGCGGAGTGGCTAGAGCTCGCGGCGTAGTCTCGAGCAGTGATCCTGGTGACGAGTGTCGAGATCGACCCGAACGTGCGCGTTCGCGGGAACCAGACGCGCGTCGGCCTCGAGGATGCGGACGGTCCGCTCGAGGTGGGCATGGACGTCGTGGTGCTCGAGTCGGAGAGCGGGCTGTCCGGGCCGGGGCGGGTCCTCGAGGTCGACGCCGCTCGAGGTCTGGCGTTCCTCGAGGTCGAATGGGCAGCCCTGCGGGCGGCGTAGGAGTATTTCCTGTTATCAGGAAAAAGCCTGGTCACATGGCATGACGTGCGTAACGCACGTCATGCTTCCCGCTCGCATCACTTCCGCAGCAGCGCGAAAGCGACCACGGTTTTCACCAGCCGGGATCCCGCAACGCCCCCGTCGCAACCAGCGGCTGACGGGGGCGAGGGCGCACGGCCGCCGCAGCGACTGCAACGCCCGGCGAGGTGCACTCGGAGGCCAGGGCCACCGCACGCCGGGCGGACTGGTCGCGCAGCACAGACCGATGCTGCCCCGTTGCGGCAGGGCTCGCGGCCTCGGGATCTTTGGCGCATCCTCCCGGGCGATGCTGCGCGCCCATGGACGCGTCGGTGGCCAGGGTAGCGCGGCACAGGGGTCTTCCGTCCCCTGGACGGGCCACCTCTCACGCGGAGCGAGTCACGCGCGCCGGGTCTCTCACCCGGATGCCGCAGGGCCAGGGTAGCGCCCCTGGTGTCCCCGCTGCTCAACCAGCGGGGACGGGCCAGCACGGCCGGGATGGGATGCGGCCAGGGTACGGGGCGCTGCCCCGGTATCCTCCCGGGCGTGACCGACTCCGAGATCCCCGAGCACCTGATCGCCGCCCAGCAACGCTTCACCCAGGCCCACGCCGCGGTGGCCGCCGCGTCCGCCCGGCCGGGCCCGGTGGCCGAGTGGCCGGCGGAGGACGTGGCCGAGCTGCGACGGGCCCGGGAGGAAGAGCGGCAGGCGGCGGTGGAACTGCACCGGGCGCGGAAGGGCACCGAGTTCGAGCCCTACGCGGGGCAGCAGCGGTTGCAGGACGCGGCGGGCGAGGAGTGAGCCCCCGGGCACGACGAAGCCCCCGCCGGAGCGGGGGCGACGTCGTACCGGTCAGGCGGCGAGGGGGCGCCGCAGTACCGCCAGTTCGATGTCCACCACGTAATCCCACTGGGCCATCGACAAGCGCAGCCCATCGTCAGTGATGTCCTCGGCCCGGAGACACAGCCGGCCGACGAGGCGGTCGAGCTTGCTCAGCTCGCCGGCCGTCAGGTAGTTCTTCGCGACCTTCCGCGCCGCGTTCTTCGCCGAGGGCTCGGGCTTGCCTTCCTCGCAGCCGGGCCAGACGGCCAGGGGTCGTGAGCCCTTGATCTGTTCGGCGGTCATGCCGGTGAGGTGCAGGTACAGCTTGTTCTGCATGATGGCGAAGTGCAGGCCCGTGGCCTTGCTGCTCGGCTCGTAGTCGGTGGCGTTCTCCGACATCATGTCGCGGAACGTGCGGTAGTCGACCATTTCGCGGGCGCGGGCAAGCGCGGTCCGCCGGATCTCACCGTCTTCGAGCGCGTGGAGTTCGGCGGCGCGGGTCATGCGCACGAAGTAGGCCTGGGCTGCTGCTACCTCGGGCTTTGTCGGGTCGCCGTTCATCGCAACGTAGTACGCGGCTGCCCGGCTGAGTTGGACGTCCTCGCGGGGGCGTCCGCCCTGGCGAGAGGGGTTTTCACGGATGACCGTGAAAACCGCCGCTCGATCGTTCACGTTGTGGGCCGCCGCCTTGGCGCGGTCGATGACCGGCTCGAAGTGCTGCCAGCGCGGGTAGCCCATGAGGGGCTGCATCTCGCGGCTGTTCCAGTATTCGCGGCCGTAGGCGTCCGTCCGGCGGATCCGGTCGAAGGGGCTTGCGCCCCGGCCGTTGACGCCCGGGTCGGGAACGCTAAGGTGGAACTGAGTCAAGGGGAACTCCTTGGATCCATTGCCCCCGGCGGCGGGTACCGCGCGGGGGCACACTCATGTCTGTCGTCGGATCGCACAGACTTCCGACGCCCCTAACCTTACTCCCCGTATCGGACACGGTTAGCATTGATGATCCGTCAGGACCGTTGCCCCGTTTGACTGCTGACTGGTCTATGCCTCTACCTGCGACGTTACCCGTCAGTTACTAGATGATCGATCGCAGACCACCGTCGGGCCAGCTGTCACACTGCGTTGCATATTTCGAACAGAATTGCGCACAAGCGATCAGTGTCCCGTGCCACTGAACCCTGACCGTTTGCCACTGAAGTTTGACCGCGCTCCGCTTGGGGGCACGACGTGCTCTCACGCGTGGTGGTCGCGCTTGCCTGTGAGGCTCGTGTCTGACGGCGGCTCCCACACGAGTCCTTCCTTCTCCAGGCTGTCGAGGATCCACTTCCGGCCGGCCTCTCCTGCGACTGCCCAGGTGTATTCCATGCAGTGCGGCCGCTTCCGGCGGAGCCTCCACGGTTTCGTTCGCGCACGAGGATCTGCCAGGTTGTGCACGAGGTCGGCAAGCCATCCGATGCAGACGACGTAGTCCTCGCCCATCCACTCGTAGAAGGGCTGCCGGCGCCGGGCCATAGTGCGAATCTGAATCACGGCGAGGTACGTCAGGGCCCCGGCGGCCTCGTCATCGTCTACCGCCTTCATGGCGCGCCCCTGTCCCTCCAAGCCGCCGAGTCCCACCCGGTCAAACTTCAGTGTCAGGAAACTGCCGGTCGTCAAAGTTCAGTGGCGAACGGTCAAGGTCCAGTGACACCGGACAATCAGTCTCCGACCCCGGCCGATCACATGGGCGCCGCTACGATCGAACGCGTGTCCGATCCCCCTCCCCCTCCCCGCGTGCAGCTCACCCTCCCCGGTGGCGCGACGGTCGAGGCCCGCCTCCTCCGCTGGCGCCAGGCGGCGGACGGGACGTGGCGCGCCGAGGTGGCCCTGACCGTCCCCGCGGCGGCCGTGACCCCGGTGCAGGGCGAGGACTACAGCGCGGTGCCCCGCGAGCCGGCCGAACCGCCGGAGCCCGCATGGGTCATCGCCCCCGTCGGCCGCGCGCACGGCGGACCCCACGAGGTGCACGACGCGGCCCGCTGCTGGCTGGTCCGCGGCGGCCGTACCGTCACCCTGGCCGAGGCCCGCGCCGCCATCGCCCAGGGCGTCCCGGGGTGCACCGTGTGCCGGCCGGAGCCGTGACGCACCCGCGCCCCGCCGCGACGGGGGCGCAGCGGGGCGGGGCGGGGCGGGGCCGCGGGGGGGACTCGGGGCAACCCTGGCACCGGGTGGGGGTCCGGGCGCCGGGGATGCGGCGGAATACGCCGAAGGGCGTAGGCGGGGTCAGGCGGGGTGGATGGCGACCAGCGGACCGTCGTCGATGCGGGCCCGGCGCCCCAACTCCTTCGCCCAGCCTTCGTCGGTGGCCCGCTTGGCAACCTCGGCGGCGACCGCTTCCTCGACCAGCCGATCGGCTTCTTTGGTGCGACGGGCGTTGACGGCCAGTCCGATGGCGCGCAGTCGGTCCACGGCCGCGACGACATCGGGGGGCAGCGTGATGTCCGGGTAGTTGTCATACAACCGCCCCAGCTCCCACGTGATCGTCCCCCAGTGCTCATCACGGACCGCTCGGGCCAGCGAGGCACGGATGCCTTCAACGCCAGCGAGGTTGCAGGCGTCCTTCCAGGGCTTGCCCTCCAGGCCGCAGAACCAGTCGGCGCGGGCTCGGCTCTTCGGCGGCCGGTCCGGCAGTAGGCCCTTGAGCCGCTGGATCTCGGCGGTCAGCAGCGGACGGACGGTCTTCGCGGCGGACGTGGCCAACTCCTCCATCTCCGTGTCCTCGGCGAGCGTCGGCCAGTGCGCGCCGGGGAACGCCTGCTCCAGCCGCTCATCCGGCGTGCAGAACGTCCGCACCGAGTACTCGGCCTTCGCCGCCCACTCCTCGCGGGACAGCCACGGGTAGGCGCTCACCCGCCGCTCCCCGGGTCGGACGGGGCGGGGGTGGCCTCCAAGCCGAGGGCGGCCCGAAGTCGCTCGTCCGAGTCGGCTGCGAACAGGTCCAGCACGGAGAGGCTGTGGCCGAACCGGAATTGATCCCAGTTGCCAGGCTTCATCTCCAGTCCCTCTTCGCTGGTGCGCAGCCCCTCCATGGAGATGCGCCACTGCTCCGTGTCATCCAGGTCGTACCAGGCATCGGAGCGGTCGGAGCGTGCGCTCTGCTGGTCCTCGGTCAACTCGCGCCAGTCCCTTGGGACGCCCTCGGGCCACGGCGGCATCCAGTCGCCGATGCTTGAGTCGGGGAAGCTGTCGCAGACTGAGTACGAGGTGACGACCGGCTCGTCATTCCGGGAGCGCAGCAGCGTGATGACGTCGCCCCACCCCTGGTCCGACCACTTCCGCGCAGCGCCTTCGCCGGGCCCGTCCTTGAACCAGAAGCCGCGCCGGTAGATCGAAGCGTCGAGCCCGGCCTGCATGATGTCAGCGAGCCAGGCCCGGTTGGGGCCGTCGACCCAGGCGTGGATCTCGCAGGATCCGTGGAGGCGGGCTGCGAGTTTGATGGCGTCGTTGCCAACCGTGAGTGCGGTGTTCAGGGCCAGCATGAAGGAGTCGATGGGCTTGCCCGCGTATTGGATGAGGGGTGTGCGGTCGCTCCAGCCGACCGAGAACGACGTCTCGTAGCTGGACGCCCACCGCAGGAACTCCTCGGGCTTCGCGGAGTGGTGCGCCATGTGGTGGTCAGGGTGGATGAGTTCGCGGAGCCGCTCGGCGCGGTTCAGGCCGCGGACGTCGAGAAGACCGTTGGCGAGGTCAGTGACGAGGCCGCTGAGCCAGGCGCGTTCGGATCCTCGGAGTTGGGCTTCTCCCGAAGGGCTATGGAAGTAGACGCGGCTCATGGCTCAGCTCTCCTCGGGTGCGGGCGGGGTGGTGGCGTTTTCTCGGGCTGCGCGTCGTGCGGCGGCTCGGGCGCGGTCGTGGTCGTCGCGGCAGTCGTCGTACCCGCGCGCGTGACCGTCCTGCCACGCGGCGGTCAGCACGCCACGGAACACCCAGGCCCGGTACTCCGGATCGTCCCCGTGCTCATTGGCGGCCTTCTCCAGTGTCTCCAGCCAGTCCTGGACGGTGCTGCGGGTGGCGGTCACAACTTCGGGCCTTTCCCGTCGCGGATGCGGGCGACGTATTCGCGGGTGAAGCCGGTTGCCTTGACGACGGCGGTGAGGCGCCCCCGCACGGCTGATCTGCCGTGCTTCTCGGGGAAGACCTCGGGGATCGTCTTGTAGATCCACGCCCTGTCGTCGGCGATGCGCTCGGTGCGCTTGGCCATCTCGGCGATCTTCTCTTCGTCGGTGGCGGGTTCGTCCATGGCCCGAGTATGACATGCGAGTTGGCACACGGGATAGGCAAACTCTGTTGACATACGTCTACTTGGTAGGCCAACATAGTTCTCACAAGGAAGCGGTGAGCAGGGGAGACGGACATGAACGCACGAATCGGCCACGTAACGGACGTCCAGGACACCCGCCCCGCGTTCGGTATCACGTACCGCCGGTACCAGGACACCCGGGCCAGCTTTCTGCGAGTGCAGGCGCACGACGCTCAGGGCGCGGTCGGCGCGCTTATGGCGCACGTGGGCAACGCGCAGTTCGTGGTGGTGTCGATCCGACCCGAGTGACGACGAATACCGGCTCTGACCCACCCCGCCCGCCCCAGCCCGGGGCGGGCACCCGCACCGCCAGGGGGACCCGATGACCCGCACGCTCCGCACCATCCGCCGCAGCATCACCGCCGCAGTCCAGGCCGGCCAGAAGCTCGTCACCGCCGTGCGCGGGGCGCGCTTCGGCCTGCTCGTCGCCCTGTACCGGGCCATCGACCGCGAGACCGACGTGCGGATCGGCTACCGGGACGAGAACGGCGCCGAGACCGTGCGGACCATCACCCCGCGCTTCCTCTCGATCAGCAGCAAGGGCCACATTCTCGTCACCGGCCACGACCACCTGCGCGGCGAGAAGCGGACCTTCCGCACCGACCGCATGAGCAGCCTCAACGCCTACGCGGAGGCTGCCTGAGACCAACTTCAACGCCGCCGCCGCACTGATCCGCCACTACGCCGACAGCACCGATCCGGACCAGCGCACGTCGATGGCCGACTCCCGCATCGCCCTGTGCCTCGCACGAGGTGTCGCCATGGACGACATCGACCCCGCCAGCGGCTACAACTACTCCCGCGACGCCTACGACCGCTGCCGCGCCAGTTGGGTCCTCTTCATCCGGGACAACGGCTGGTCCGCCTTCTACGACCGGCCGGGCATCGGCCTTGAGCGCGCCATCGCCAACTGGGCCGAGCACCGGCCGGAGTTCCTGGCCGGGGACGACTGGCTCGCCGCGGGCATCGCAGCTCACCGTGCCCGCCATTCCGGGCCCACCTGCTTCCGCGGCGGCCGTTGCGACTTCCACCCCGACGCGGATCACGCCGAACTGCTGCGCATCCTCGCCGAGCAAGAGCCCGACCCAGTCTGACCCCCCCGTCCCGGCCGTCCCCCACGCGGCCGGGCCGGACGGGGGCCGCACACCCGCCGACCGAGAAGGAGAACGCCATGACCGCCGTCCTGTCCCCCGGCACCCCCGTCATCTACACCGGCCGTATCCGCAGCGAGTACGCCGAGTCCTACCGGATCGACGACCTGTGCGACTGCCCCAACTGCCCCGACGGGGAGAACGTCCGCTACCGGCTGGTCGGCGCGCACGTCCTGTGGTCCATGCATGACCGCCGGTACGTGGAGACGTCCGGGTCCAGCCTGGTTCACGTCGACCCCACGCACGTCGTGCCGTCGCCGGAGAGCCCGCAGCCGTGGCAAGTCAACTGGCGACTTCTGTGCGAGATGGGCGTATCGGCGCCAGATTGGATGCGATCGTCATGACCGCCAGGTCCGTTGTCGAGCACGCGCTGACCGTCTACTACGACGGTGACAGCGCTCTGGCCTGCAAGGTCGCCGACCAGTTCGCCGCAGCCGAACGCACCGCCGCTCCGGTCGTTGGGTCCTGTCCACCGGCGAGGACCACGAGGGCGGCAGCGTCCTCGGCGTGTTCGCCAGCAAGGACGCCGCGAAGGGACCGTTCGCCGAAGCCGCCCGCTCCATCCCGTTCGACTTGGACGGGGCGTGGCAGGACCAGGACGGCGCGGTTCACGCGCACGGCGGCTGCGACTGGGTGTCCCTCGAACCCCACCCGCTCGTCACCCGCACGCAGTTGACGTGGCCACCGCCGACCTGCGCGCCGCGCTCGCCACGATCCGCAAGCGCTGGGAGCACGGCCACGACGGGCTCACCCCGGGGTGCGCGTTGTGCGCCGACGAGCGGGCCGAGGTGCGGGACCTCACCACACCGGCCCGGGGACTCGCCGGGCAGCACGAAACCCGCTGGCTGCCGCCGCATCCAATGTCCACCATCAGACCCATCCACCAGAAAGGCCCGCTGTGACCACGCTCGACAACACCCAAACGCTCAGCCTCGCCGCCCTGAACTCGGCGACCAAGTACCCCTCAATCGAGACGCACCACCAACTCGGCGAGCGCGGTTCCCTCACCGAAGACCTCGGCCCGTTCGTCGGCTACACGGGCGACGTGATCCTCACAGAGAAGGTCGACGGCACCAACGGCCGGATCATCCTGCTGCCCGGCGGCGACTACTTCATCGGCTCCCGCGAGGAACTGCTGCACGCCCGCGGTGACCGAGTCGAGAATCCGGCGCTCGGCATTGTCGCCGCCCTCAAGCCGCTGGCGGACCGCATCGTCACCAGCCGCGGCAACGGCGCCGACCCGGACGCCACCGACCGGATCCACGTCGTCTACCTGGAGGTCTACGGCGGGAAGGTTGGGAGTCAGGCCAAGCAGTACAGCAGCCTCAACGCAAGCGCCTATCGCCTCTTCGACTACAACACGGTGGACCCCGAGGTGCTCACGTGGCCGCGGGAACTCATCGCCTCATGGCGAGACAGCGGCGGACAGACATTCATCCCCGAGGCGGCCCTTCACGCTGTCGCCGACGGTTGGGACGTTCCCTTGGCGCCCCGCCTGGCCCGGCTGTCGTTCGAGGACATGCCGACCGACATACAGGGGATGCGCGACTTCCTGAGCGTCAACCTGCCCCGAACCCTGGTGGCGCTGGACGACAACGCAGGTGGTCGGGCGGAAGGGATCGTGCTCCGGTCCGAGGGCCGCTCGGTCATCTCCAAGGCCCGCTTCGAGGACTACGAGCGGACGCTGAAGCGGCGCGCCAGCCCTCCGCGCGACCACTGACCCCCGCCCCGTTCCCGCCGCGCGCCACCCGGGCCGGCGGGACAATCCGAACACCCGCAGCAAGGAGAGAGACGTGAGCACCCACTACGCGACCGGCACCGTGCACGTCAGCAACCTGGACAGCGAGGACGAGGCGAGCGACGTGGAGGCCCTGATCGAGTCGGCCCTCCGCGGCGCCGGCTACTACGCGAGCGTCGATGTCACCGGCCACCCGAACGAGCCCATGCCCAAGGTGGGCGAGTGACCGACCCCGCCCCCGGCCCGTGCCGCCGACACCCGGCGGGGCGGGCGGGGGTGGGGCGGTTGCTCCCGGCGGGGAGGGGTGGCCCGAGGGCAAGTAGCGCATAACGTTCCCCTAAGCGCTGGCCGTTGGGGCCGTCCGGCGCTCTCAGTCGGACCCTGTTACCAGCGGTAGCCTTGTATAATTTCCCTTATACGCGCCAGTCGATGGAAGGGAATCAAGGGATGAGTCAAAGCCGATTGGAAGCACTAGAGGTGATCGAGAGGAACCCGGTCACTCGCGAGGAACTCGTCACGATGGATCTCGACGCCATCCCGGACGGGGTGTGCGTTTCGTGCTGGGCCTGGCACTCTCTGCGCGGCATCGATGCCTTGCCTCATACGACTTGCACGGATCTGCTGGCGGGGAAGTCGTGACCGCGCCCGAGGAGGTGGTCGACGCCGAGCTCGTGGACGACGACCACCTGCCCGTCATCGCCTCGCCGGCACCCCGGCCCATCGTCGACCGGCACACGATCCTCGTCCCCGGCGAGCCGCTGCCAACAGAAGCCGAGCAGCCGACGTACACCGAACGCGACCTGTACGTCTCCGAGGCGACGGCCGAGCGGCTCAAGAACAAGTCCAAGCCGCGCAACACGTCCCGGACCTACCAGAACCAGCGCGACCTATTCGAGGCGTGGTGCGCCAAGCAGGGCCGGGTTGCGAAGCCCTGCACGACCGCCACCTATGTCGAGTACGTCGCCACCCTCATCGAGGACGGCCGTGCCCCCAACGCCATCAGCGTCGCCATGTCGGCGATCCGCACCTGGATGCCCGACGACAAGAAGCCCGGCACCACCGAGGCCCGCGGCATGCTCAACGAGTACCGCAAGGAGTGGAATAAGCGCGTCGGCGTGAAGAAGGCGCCACCGATCACCGAGGAGATGCTGCGGGCGATGGTCGCCACCTGCGACCCGACCGAGCCGATCGGCATCCGCGACCGGTGCGTCCTCCTCCTCGGCCGCGGCGCCCTCAACCGGCGCATCGAACTCGCTGACCTCACCATCGGCAACGCCACCATCGAAGCCGACGGCGTTGCCCTCTGGTTCTCCTCGTCCAAGACCGACCAGAAGGCGAAGGGCGAGGAGACGTTCATCCCCGCCTGGGACGACCCCGCCATCGATCCGGTGCGGGCGACCCGGGCGTGGCTCGACGTGCTGCACCACCTCGGCGTCCACGACGGAGCCCTGTTCCGCGCCCTCACCAAAGGGGGCACGCTCCAGTCGCGCGCCACGGCCACCGAGCGGGGCGAGCACGTCACCGGAGACGCCATCAACGAGTGGGTGCGCGGCCGGGCCCGAGCCGCCGGGCTGGCTGGCTGGAAGAAGGTCACCGCCCACGGGCTGCGACGGGGAGGCGCCCAGGCCATCTCCGACGCGGGAGGCGACCCCACGACGCAGGGACGGTGGAAGCCCGGATCGGCGACGGTGAAGCGGGAGTACCTCGACCGGGCGCAGTCCCGGGCGAACAACCCGTGGCTGAAGCTGGCCCGGCCGGTGAAAGAAGAAGACGTCTGACGGGCCACCGCTCCGACTGCCCCATGATTCTTAGTCAACTTCCTTACAGGTAGACCAAGAAGCTGTACCTTAGTCCCATGACACAGGAACCACTCCCCCGCCTCATCCCGACCGGCACGTGCTGGTGCGGCTGCAAGAAGGAAGTCGGACTCGGCTCGTTCTTCGCCCGCGGTCACGACAAGGTCGCCGAGGCCGCGCTCATCGCCGTCAACTACGGCGGGTCCGTCCCGCAGTTGCTCCACGCCAACGGCTACGGCCCCGGCCACTCCGTCACCGACAAAGCTGTCGCCGACGCCGGCTGGGAACGCTGCGACCGCTGCGGCTACGTCGGAGCGCCCGCCAGCATGCGCAACCACGAGAAGAACCACGCCAAGGAGGGCTGATTCATGCAGTTCATCGCCATCGCGAAGGATGGCACGACCACGATCGAGTTCACTGACGCCGAAGCGCATGCCATCCGGGATGTGCTCGCCGCCAGCTCGGACGACACGGCCTGGACGCTCCAGCGCCTGCTGTCCCACGCCCACGGCGACGCGAAGAAGGGCTGACGATGCGACTCCGCCAAGCTCACGCGATCCTCGAAGCCGCCACTGCATTGCATGCGGCCGGGCTGGGCTTCGAACTCTTCCCCTTCGACCACGACAGACCAGGGGCGTATCCCGTCCCCGACGACTACATGACCGGGTACGCCGAGTTCAACGACCCAGACAACCCGACTGGGGACACGCGGACGTACAACCTCGACCTGACCCCCGGGTCGGACGGCCGCACGGTCAGCGCCCGCGTGATGTTCGGCTATGTGGACGGCGACGTGCTGCTGGATGAGCGGTTCGACGTGGCGGCTCCCGACGAGGAGGGCGAGACGTTCCGCGGTCTGGTCGGCGCGGGCATCGCCGAGCGGGTCGTTCGGGTGGTCACTGAGCACGAGAAGCCGCACCGGGAGGCGTACCGGAAGCGCAGCGCCTGACGCCAACACAGCGACGCCCCGCCGAGGTCTATTCGGCGGGGCGTCTGCGCGTGAGGGTATCGGGCCGCCCCGGCTCCGGCGGCCCGTTGTGTACGCCGGCCGAGATCCGGCAGATCCGCAGTGACCTCCGGCAGCGGTAGGGCCCCCAGCGCGAAACCCGCCCGCCTCTCGGGGAGGCGGGCGGGTGGAGCGGGGTCAGGCCATCCAGGGCCACTTGGCGTCGCGGCCACGGCTGAGCAGGTCGACCATCGTGAACAGCTTGTCGGAGAACCCCCCGATCTCGTACCGGTTGGGCTGCGAGGTGTCGATCGAGGACTGTCCGTAGCCCGCGCTGTTGATACCGAACATGGGCACGCCGGCCGGGATCGCCTCGGAGACCGACATGCCGCGGACCGTGCCTCGCACGTCGTACCAGCCGCGGCCGCCGCGGCCCGGGTAGTTGAACGCCTGCATGTCCGAGAAGAGCACCACCCGGTCGTGCCCGCGGTACGCCGACTTCAGTGCGGCGACGGTCTCCGTGCCGTGTCCGACCTCGCCGACGCGGGCGCAGAACTCCTCAGCCTGACGGAGCACCGAGCCGCCCTTGGCCAGCGGGTGCGCGAACACCCCGTCGGCGAACCCGGCCAGGTCGACATCGCATCCGCGCGCTGCCAGGGCGACCGCGAACAGCGCGGCAACCTGAACGTGTGTGATCTTCGACTTCGCGGACACCGGCGTGCCCATCGAGCCGGAGGTGTCGACCAGCACCAAGGTCCGGCCGGACAGCGCCGGGATGCTCGCGGTCGAGGCGAGTAGCGCCCGCTCCAGGGCGTGCCCCCAGCGCAGCGACGGGGCTGCCAGGTAGGCGGAGTAGAAGCGGTACGGGAACTGCCGGGAACGCCGCACCTGCTCCGGGTCTGCCAGCTTTGCCGTGACCCGCGCGGCAACCTCGTCGGTCACCCCAGCCTCGTCGAAGTTCTGCAGGTTCCGGGTCAGAGCCATCAGGCCCATTGTCGGGATCATCGCCGACCACGCCTCCGCGTCCATCACGCCGAGACTGGACAGCTGCTCCCATGTCATCCCTGCGGTACCGAGCCGGGTCGGGTCGGCGAGGAACCAGGCGCGGCGCTCGGCCTCCGGCATGGCCATGGCCGCCCGGTAGGCGGTGAGGGTCGCGAGCCGGTCGGTGACCCGCACCTCGTCGCGCTTCCAGCGGCGGTCGGCGAGGTAGTCGAACAGGTCGGCCTGCCACTGGCCGGCGGGGTCGGGCTTGGCGACTGCGACGACGTCGGCCATGCGCCAGGCAGACGCGACGCCGTCGTACTTCAGCGCGGCCCGCTCGGTGTACAGGCGCGAGACGGCGTCGGCAACGCCACGCTGCACACCGCCGGGCACGGTCTTCTTTCCGGTGCGGGCCTTCCAGTACGCCAGGAACTCCGCGGGCTCGTCCGCGCGGAGCATCGCGTCGGCAACCATTTTCCGTACCGGCACAGTCGGCTCGCGGTCCGTCCCGGCCTTGCGGGCGAGCGCGGACTCGGCGGCGACCGCGATTGCGGCCGAGCGCATGTTCATCTCGCCGCGTAGGTACGGCACGAACTGGGCGACCCAGTCGGGGTCCTGCTTGGTCGCGGCGTGCACGAGCTGGCGGAAGCGGTCGTCGCGCTCGCCGGCCGACTCGTAATAGGTGTCCTCGCCGACCATGTTGACGGCGGCGAACAGGAAGAGATCGCTCTTCGCGTCGCGGGTGAAGGCGGCGCCGCCCTCGAAGGTCGTTGTTGTCCCGGTCGTGGTCACGGGGCTGGTCGGTGCGGCCTGGGTGCGGGCGAACTTCGCCATCGTCGGTCTCCTGGGTCAGAATCCCGGGCCGACGGACAGACTGCTGGACGCCGCGAGTACCAATCGCAAGACCTACGTGCCCACCCCGAGAGGTGGCGCCCTAGGCCGCTGGGCGGACGGTCCCCGAGGGAACCGGCGGGATTCGAACCCGCGTGCTGCTGACGCAGAAGTAGGGCCTTGCTGCGCTTCGCGGCGTTTATGCAGTTGTCGGCCCGGCCGCGAGGCGACCGGATCGGGGAAGCAACTGGACACGGGAGGCTGGCGAGTACCAGACGCATGAGCTACAAAGCGCTCTTCCAATTGAGCTACCGGCCGCGCTCACGCACGGCCGAGCAGGACTCGAACCTGCAACCACTCGATCCGCAGTCGAAGTAGGCCCACGCTGCGCTTCGCCAGCCACCCGTATCCAGTTGTCTCCCCGAAGGGTGCTGCGAGTACCAAGCGTCCGAGGTACAGAATCCATCGCAAGGGAAGTAACCCCGGACTGCGCTTCGCGGCATGGCCCACTGTAGACCTGCCCGCCGACAACTCCCCGCCATTTCCGCGCCGGGAGACCCACGACACAACGAGCCGCCCCCACCCGCCCGGAGGCAGGTGGGGGCGGCTCGGGTCTGGGGCGGTCGGGGTTAGCGCCTCACGGCAGTCGCCGGTACATGGCGGATGCGGCGAGCATGCCGACGCCCACGGCGCCGCTCCGCGCCGCAGCCCCCGCGCTCGGCGACGGGGTCGGGGGCGGGGCGGTGTCGGCAGCGCACGTGTAGCGAGGCGAGGTCGGGTCGAAGGCGGCGACGGGCGAGCAGGTGTAGGACTGGCCGGCGGCGTCGGTGTACGTCCAGCCGGCGGGGGGTGCGCCGTTCGTGCCGTCGCGGCCGTTCGTGCCCGCGGCCCCGTTCGTCCCGTCCTTGCCGGGCGAGCCGTCCTTGCCGTCCGCGCCCGCCACCCCGGGGACGCCCTGCGCTCCGACCGCGCCGGGTGAACCGGCCGGGCCGGGAATCGTTGAGTTGGCGCCCGGAGATCCTGCGGGCCCCGATGGTCCGGGTACCGGCGAGGCCGAGGCTCCCGTCCTGCCGGGTACTCCGGGACTGCCCGCCACCCCGGGAGAGCCCGGGGCGCCGGACGGGCCGACCACTGCCGGGCCCGGCTCGCCGCGCGAACCCGGCGGCCCCGCGACGGGCTTCCCGCCCAACTGCTGTACCTGCTGGGCCAACTGGTCCCGCGCCGCGTTGGCGGTCTGCAGGTCGTGCGACAGGCCCTGGATGGTGATGACGATCCAGGCGAGGGCGCCGATGCCGCCGATCACACCGACGGCGAACATCGCATCCCCGCGGCGCCGCCCGCGCGGTTCCTCGGCGGGAGCCGTCTTGCCGTGTTCTGGAGAGGTCACGCACCCGCCCCTTTCGCCGCCAGATATGCCGTCAGCAGGACCAGGAGGACCGGCACCACGAGGGCCGTCAGGATCAGGCGGCGGTCTGCGGCGCGCTCCTTCTCCTTCTCGCGCGCCGCATCCTCCAGCCCCTTGATGCGTTCCACGACCAGCCGGTGGCCCTCATCGCGGGCCTGCTGTTCCAGCAGGTACCGCTCTCCGCTCACCCGCTTGTCGATGAGTCCGCCGAGTTGCTTGATGTCCTCGCGAATGTCGCCGACCCGGTCTTCCAGACGTCGTGCGAGTTCGCCCAGAGTCGGGTCGTCGGCCACGGGATCCCCCCAGGATCAGAGGCGGGGCACGGTCGGGTCGGCCGGCGCCGCCACGACCTTCGGCGCGGTCGCGGTCGGGGACACCTGGCCGCGGGTGAGCAGGGTCAGGACGGCGAGCACGGCGAAGTTGACGGCGCCGACCTGCGCCTGTGTGACGTCCAGCCCGTAGGCCGCGAGCAGGGTCGCACCGGCCGCGGCGAGCGCGGTGAACGCCTGCGGGGCGATCGGGCGGGTCATCCACGCGGCGATGGCGCCCAGGATCGCGGTGACCGCGCCGACGATCGCCGCCGACTCGTTGGCCGTCAGGCTCGTGAGCCCGAGGCTGACGATCAGGCCGAGCACGGCCGACAGGGCGTTCAGGAGCACGACCGGCTCGTAGCCGAAAATCTTGAAGGACTTCATGGGAAGGACCGTTTCTGCTGGGTGGGGTGTCAGACGGGCTGTGCGAGCGAGCGGCAGCCGATGACCGTGCCGGTGCTGTTGCGCACTTCGCGGTACGGGACGAGGAGGTCGCTGCGGCGGTCGGCGAGCGCGAGGGCGACGACGAGGGCGACGATGTACTGGTGGCCGTCGCGTTTGGGCGGGAGGCCCTGGGCGTGGCCGAACTCGACCATCTCGAAAGTGATTCCGCCGCCGAGTTCGATCGGGGCCAGGCGGGCGGGCGCCGGCTCGGGGTCGAAGACGTAGCGCAAGCCCATGTCGAGATCGTCAGAGCCGTCCTCTCGATCCGGCTCGTAGACCCGAATCGGGTGCGGGGTGAGGTTGAGGATCACGCGACCACCCCGCTTGCGTGCTGGGCGAGCCAGCGGCGGATGGTCTGGTTGTGCCGTGCGTCGGCGAGCGCGTTGTGTTCGGTGCCCGCCTGCTTGGGCAGTTCGTCCCAGGCGAGGCCGAGACGGTCGCGCTCCTGCTGAATGTCCTTGGTGAACATCGGCACCCCGGCGGGCAGCGCGATCATCGGGCCCCAGAGTTGAGCCAGGGCGACATGGTCGTAGGCCCCGTAGTTCGCCCAGAGCTCGGGCTCAGGCGTGGCCTGGATGAAGGCGGCCACTTCGGCGGCGATCTGCTTGCGTGGCTTGACGGCCGGGTCCCGGTAGTTGAACAGCCACCGTTTCGGCATATGCAAGCGCCAGTCCCCATGCGGCTGGGGCAGGTGCGGGACGACGTTGCCCATGAGCCACTGGTGCTTGCGGATACGGCGGACGGGCATGTCCCGGTTGACGGCGTAGTACTCGCGCCCGTCGTCGCAGACCATGCCGATGGAGATCGGGTCGATGGTCCGCCCGTCCTCCAGGAACTCGAAATCGTAGTCGATCGCGGTCACTGGGCGAGCCGGGCGGCGATCTTCACGGCGACCTGCTCGGCGACCGCCGCGGCGAGGACCGGGCTGGCGGCGACCTGCGCGGCGATGGCGGAGACCTGGGCGTCCGTCAGGGTGGGAGCGCCCTGGTTCTTGGCCAGGGCGGCGACCTGCGAGGTCAGGCCGTCGATCTTGGTGTTGAGCAGGACCGCGTCGTAGTGGGTGTGCGCGAGGTAGTACGACGCCGGGTGGACCGCCGGGTGGCCCGCCGCGTCCTTCTCGGTGAGCGAGGTGACCTTGGTCAGGTCACCGCGCAGGGTCTTGGTGTCGTCGGCGATCTGCGGGGTCAGGTCGGGCACGGTGTTCTCCTTGGCGTGCGACCAGGCGTTGAGCTGGGCCGGGCTGAGCGGGCAGTAGTCGTGGTCGATGCCGCCTGCGGTCGAGTACTGGTGGATCAGCCAGTTGTGGCTGATGCCCGGCTGCCCGGCGGGGCGTCCCGAGGTGGCGATCCACAGGGCGTCGCCGTATGGGCCGTCGGGGTCGCGGCCCAGGTAGTCGGTGTTGCAGTAGGTGAGGTGCTGGTGGAGCGGCGCCACTGCGGCGAGCCGGGCGAGGAACGCGGCCTTGTAGGCGACCTGCCGACTGAAGGGCACGCCCTTGTTGGCCGGGTCGTAGCCCTCCCAGTCGAGGATCAGGACGTCCCCGGGCTGCGGTTTGGCGACGGCGAGGAAGCGGTCCGCCTCGGCCGGAGCGTCGGCCGCCATGTGCGGGTAGTGGTAGTGGCCGACGACAAGGCCGTCCGCACGGACGTGGGAGACCTGCGCGGCATGCAGGGGATTCGCGTATCCGGTGCCTTCGGTGGCCTTCACGAAGACGAAAGCCAGGCCAGTCGTCGCAGGGGTGGCGGGCTGGTACGACGCCCAGTCCTGACCGTAGGCGCCGGTCACGCCATCACCGGCTGGACCACGTCGCCGCCCGCCTTGAGCAGCTTGTCGAGGTCGCTCCAGGAGAGCCACGCATGCCCCTGGTCGCCCCAGCCAGGCCCCCAGCTGTTGCGGATACGCACGCGGCGCCGCTTGGTGTCGTTGGCGACGATGCAGACCTGGTGCCCGCCGGACGGCTCCACGGAGTCGTCGACATGGATCACGTGGTCGGCGTCCGGGGTGAACATGCTCGGGTACCACGGGATGCCGGCGCTGATGGGGCCCCGGTTGAGCAGGCGGAGCGCGGCGTGCAGGGTCCGGCAGTGCCGCCACGTCTTGATGAGGCCGAGATTCTCCAGGACGCGCATCGACCACGCGCCGGTCGAGCCGGTGTCGTCCGGCGGGTACTGGCCCGGTATCTGCGTGTCGTCGAGCTGGGTCTCCAGCGTGTAGCCGTGAACGATGTCGTCCTCGGTGTACGTCACGCCCGGCCGGCCGAAGGGGTCGCAGACGATCGTGCCGTAGGCGGCGTTCATGGTGCAGTCGCCGATGCGCCCCTGGTCCCACGCGGGCTGGTGCTCGGCGTGGTCGACGTCGTGGATCGGCTCCAGAAGATCGACCACGGCCTCCAACTCGGGCACCAGCGCGTCGTGGACCTGGTGGCGGCCGAGCCGGTACGGAGCATCAGGCGACTCGGTGTAGCGGCGGAAGTTGGGCATGCGGCCCTCCCGGGCATGACGAAGCCCCGGCCGGGAGGTCGGGGCGAAGGGTGGGGGGCGGGTTACGGGCAGCCGAGGGTGAGCGCGGTCCAGTCGATCCGCTCGTAGGGGCCGCGGCTGCCGGTCTCGTAGAGCACACCGAGTTGGCTCCGGTCGACCTTGACCATGTCCGAGTACGCGGCGGGCACGGTCGGGCCGGTGATCTCGGCGATGTCGCGCCAGCTCACCCCGCCGTCGTCGGAGCGGCGCAGCGTCAGGTGCTGGCGGACGCTGGGGTCTTCCGGGCCGGAGTACAGCAGCGGGGCGCAGGTGACGCCCGCCGGATACCCGGGGTCCTGGAGCAGCGAGCCCTCCACGATCGGGGTGACGAGCGCCGGAGCCGGCCGGAACGGTGCGCTGAACGTGCTGCCACTGGACAGGCTGAAGGTGTAGGCCCGGTGGGCCGGGTCGCTGCCGCTCTGGTTGCGGCTGGAGAAGTACATGGCCCCGTCCAGACGCTCGGCGGCCGTGGTCTCGTCGGGGGTGATGACCCCGTCGGCATGATCGTCCACCGCGCCGATCCGCCACGTCGCCCCGTCGTCATCGCTGATCAGCGTGTGCGCGCCGCGCAGGCTGCCCAATTCGGTGTGGTCGGCGCTGACCACCAGGCGACCGAGAGCCACGCCGTGCTGAATCGTCACCCCGTGGCCCGGACCGGTTGCATACCAGAGCCAGGCGGCGCGCTTCACCGAGCCGGTGATCTCGCGGCGGGCGGTCCACGTGGCGCCCTGGTCGGCGGAGGTCTGGACGAAAATGCGGCGGCCGTCGGCGGCACTGACCGTGCCGGCCTGGATCTGCGACTGGGTGACGGTGCCGCGCTGCCAGTCGGTGACGAGCACCAGCGTGCCGTCGGCGGTAACGAGCGGCACCTCGTTGCCGATGGTATCCGTCCACGCATCCGCGGCGACCTGCTGCGGCGTCCACGTGCAGCCGCCGTCGGTCGAGCGCCGCTCGACCACCTCGATGTCGCCGTTGTCGGCGGACGAGTTGCGGCGGCCCTCGGCGAACGCCACCAGCGTGCCGCCGTCGTTCACGATCGCGGGAATGCGGTAGGTGTTGTAACCGCCCGCGCCGGACGTCCACAGCGTCGTGGTGCAGGCGGTGGCGCGTGCGGCAGCGGCAGGAGCGGCCCCCAGCGCAGCTAGGGCGGCGAGCAGGCAGGCGGAAGCGAGCGCCAGGGCGCGGAGTTTGGGCATGCGGAAGGGACCCCTTCCAGGGGGTTCGGGGCACGAAGGCGCCTACAGGGCCGGGAAGATGAGGCCGCTCAGCGAGATGCGGGTGACGGTGCCGCTCACGTTCTGGATGGTGACCGCGCCGGTTGCGGCGATGACGTACAGGTCGGCGGAGGCCGTGGACGAGCCGCCACCGGCGTGCCACTCCAGGTCGTCCTGCGGCCAGTAGCCGGCCGGGAGTTGAGCTACGGCGGTGCCTGCGGTCAGGGTGCCCGGGGCGATTGAGCCGAGCAGTTGCACGGTGCCGTCCGGTTGCTGACGCACCTGGGGCGCCGCCCACGTGCCGCCTGCCGGCGCCCACCCATTGGTCAGGGTCAGGGCCTGCCAGGGGTTCGTGACTGCGGACCGGCGGGCGGCGCGCAGTTCTTTCAGGTCCCGCTCCAGGCGACTGATCCGGGCGACGAACGAGCGGAGTTCGGTGGGCATGCGCTCGGCTGGCAGAGGCATCAGGCGCCGCCCTCCACCAGGATCGGAGTGACCACGTTGCCGGCGGGGTCGAGGGTCCAGCCGTAGGCGCGGGCGACGACTTCGGCCCCGTCCGGGTGTCCGTCGCTGCTGGCGATCTGGACACGGATCGAGTCGCCGAGTGCCCAGTCGGCGCCGAGCCGGGGGGCCGCGTTGGCGGCGGCCCCGACCGTCCACACACTGGATCCGAGCCGCATCTGCGCGATCGTCAGCGCGGCGGAGGCGTTGAGCGCGATTGGGCTGCTGGTGTTGCTCGCCGGGGTATACCGGTAGACCCAGCGGGGCCAGCCGGCTGCGATCAGGTCGTCGGCGGTGTAGGCATCGGAGTGCAGCCGGCCCGGACCCTCGCCTTCACCCCAGGCCAGCACATCGGTCGCGCCCTTCCCGGCCTCGTAGGACTCCAGTTGGCTGTAGGTGGTGATGCACCCGGGCAGGTCGAACGCGGCCTCGGGGTCGGGCCGGACCACGCCGATCTGCTGCCGGATGCGCAGGATGAGCTGCACGGCGCTGTGCTGAGCGTCCGCCCACTGCGCGTCGACGGTCCATTCGGGCCAGCCGTCCATCTGCTGCAACTCCTGGAGGACTGACAGCACCGTGCGGTCGTCGCCGTCCTGGACGGAGTGGACGCCGGTGATGCCGATGGCGGGCGCGTCGATGATGAAGGGCGGGGCGTCCACGAGCAGCGCCGAGCTGACGCCGGTCATGATGGCGACCCGGTCGGCGCCGCCACTCGCGTCGTAGGTGCCGGTGTAACGCCGGTCGAGATAGGCCTCGGGCGTGACGAGGCCGAGCTGGGCCGTCGGGTCCGATCCGCGCTGGCGGGTCAGGACGAGCCCTGCCCAGATGGGCTGCTGTGTGAGCCGGTCGACTGCCACGACCATGCTCCGGCCGGGCTGGGTGGCATACACCCAGTCCGGGGGCGCCCCGGCCAGCGCCAGATCGGCGTTCGCGGTTACCGACGATCCGAGAGTCCGGCTCAGGCCGGACGAGGGGGTGAGCGACAGCAGTTCCTCGACGACGACGCCGGTCGCCAGGTCGCACGCGTAGTAGTCCAGTTCTACTGGCGCCACGTCAGGCGATCTCGTAGGTGATCTCGATGCGCATGGTCTGCACGGTCGCCCACGCCACGCCGCCCATGCCCTGCGCGCTGCCCAACTGAGACAGGCGGCAGTCACCGGATGCCGACGGGCCGAAAGCGTTGAGGACGGTCTGCGACGAGGTGATCAGCCCCTGAAGGTCCCAGCGTCCGCTGCTGTTGATGCCGTGACCGGCGCCGACCGCTGTGCCGGTGCCGGTGCCGCTGCTGGTAAAAGGGATCGCCCACGAGTACGCCCCGGAGCCGAACGCGGTGTCCGACGCTGTGGCCAACTCGATCTTCACGGTGCACTGCTTACCGACCAGGCAGTAGCGCCCGGTCAGCGTCGCGGAGTTCTTGACCGGGTTGGTCGTGGCTGCCGTCCACGTCGGGGTGTAGGTGACCCAGTCGCCCTGCGCGACCCAGGCGGACCCGGTCCACGTCTCGATCATGCCGCGGACGAGGTTGTACCGGGCGTGCCCGACGTACAGCCCGGCCGTGGCCAGGGCGGCGGACGCCACCGGGGCGATCCCGCCCGGACCGACCGAGATAGGGCGCAGGTCCGTCGTGCTGGGGGTGGTGCTCCCGGCCGGGACAGTGATCTGCGCCAGCGGGATGAAGACCACGGTGCCCGAGGGAGTGGGCAGCGTGCCCGACCCGGCGGTACCCGCGAGGTAGACGATGTCAGCCTTGAACAACCCGGCCGCGTCGACCGCATTGTCCCAGATCCGCAGGTACACAAGGTCGAGGCGCTGTAGCGACGCATGGGCAGTGCTGACTGTGAAGCTTGCCGTGCTGGCGTTGAACGCCCGGTAAACGCCCTGGCCGGCGAACGGCACCGCGGCGACACCGGCCGCAACAGTCCCCGCCATGCCGGCGAGGCTGACCAGCAGGCCCGGGTCTCCGGGCCGTACACCGGCATTGGAGCCGGCCGCCGATCCGTTGGCCGCAAAATGCATGGCCTCAGCCCGGCGCATCTCCGCGCCGGACAGGGACAGGCTGTCAATCCATGTGGGGTCGTCGCTGAATGCCATGACGGCCTCCTATGTCCAGGCTGATCGCCACGTGGCGGCCAGCGATGCGGTTGCGCTGTAGACAGCCGAGCCGAAAAGGATCTCGGCCCCGCCCGGGGGGATCACGGGCCAGTCTCCGGAGAGGTACCGGCGCCGGGACGATCCGCCGACGCTCGCGGTGTGATTGGCGCAGTCCAGCGTCAGAACATCACCGCTGGCGAGATCGCCCGAATACGCCAGGGCGGTGATCGTGCCGTCGGCCTGCCGGACCGTCACCGTGGGCTGCTGCACCGGCCCAGCGATGGTGATGACCGGGAAAGTCGCGATACTGCCCTCGTTCGTCGCGGAGATGAACCCGGACACGGTGACCGCGGACAGGGCCCACGGCGGCGCTGCGGGCAGCACCAGGCCGCCCGTCGTGGAGGGCAGGCCGGTGCTGGCCGTGCGCAGATCCACCCCGTACCGGCGCGGGTCCGGGGCCGTCACCAGAAGGGACCAGGTGGCGACGGTGTCGGTCTCGTGCTTGACGATCGGCTTGCCGGACCGCCGGACCGCTGCCTGTTTGGGCGTCGACTCGTACACCGTCAGGGTGGTGAAGTCGTCCAGCGGGACCACCGCGAGCAGCTGCTCAACCGCGCCATCCAGGAGGCTGGCGGTGGGCGCGACAATGGTGCCCGCGAGCGTGATCGGCCGCTCGCTGAGATACGTCTTCCCCATCCACGCACCGTGCGCGGACTGCCGCTGGGTCACCGTTGAGCGGATCTCAGCGGAGTCCCAGCCCTGAAGGCCGTCGGTGCCGATCCGCCATGCGACGCCGTTGGAGTCGGCCAGCCCGAACTGAATGCTGCCGAGGTCGACGCGTCGGCCGCCCAGCAATGTACCCGGATCCACCCGGCCACCTCCCTGCGTCAGCCGAGGACGGCCATGTGGCGGAGAAGGTCCGCGCGCTGCTCGCCGAGGCTCTGGTGGGTTCCGTGCAGGTGCACGGTCTGCGACCGGTCGACGTGCGTTGTGCCGCCTCCACCTCCGGCCCCGCGTGCCCACCGTCCGGCGGGCACGATCTGGTAGCCCATGGCAGCGGCGGTGCGGGCGAGCAGCCCGAGCGACCGGATGGACGCGTTGATCGGTATGTACGCCTCAGGGACGCCCGCCTCTCCGGCCAGGACTGCGGTGGGCCGCGTGAGGATGCCGCCCTCGGCCATCGGAACCGACCCGGACTGACCCTTGAGCTGAGCCATGAACGTCGCCCGGTTTGCTGCGGGCAGTGCGTTGATCTGCGCCAGCATTCTCGGCACGAGCGCCCTGATGGTGGCCACGGTGAGCCCCGCGCCGATCAGGTCCGCGAACCCCCGGCCCGGCCGTCCGCGCAGTGTGGCCAGCAGCGTCAGTGCGTCGGTCAGATCCTGACCGGCGAGAACCTTGCTGTCGTTCCAGGCTGCGGCGTTCGCCCCAGCGGCGGCCCGGGGATTGCTGACCGCCTGGTGGGCGAGCGCCTGGGCTGCGGGGTCATTCTGGGCTGCGAGGGTCTGGGCGAGGCTTCCGTACCCCTGGCGGGCGAGCGTCTGCAGGTCGGCGGCGAACTGGGCGCTCGCCTTCGTGGTGGTGGTGACCTGGCTCTGGAAGTCGGCCAGCGAGGCGCTGGCAATGCCCGCAGTCGCCTTGAGCTTGGCGACGATGTCGGCGAACTGCCGGTCTGACGCCTTGGCCAGGGCCTGGGTGAGGGCGTAGCCGTCCTGGCCCATGCCCTCCAGGATGCTCCGGACCTCCTCGCCTCCCCGGTGGGCCACCTTTCCCAGGGATACGCGCCACGCCTCGGTGGAGGCGAGCGACTGTCCGAGGATCTTCTGGTACCCGGTCAGGTCGAACCCGCCCGGCGCCCGCGAGCCGTTCCTGAGGCCGAGCTGCCGGTCCAGGCTGTTGACGCCGAAGCGCGCGCCCGCGACAGCATTGTCGGCCTTCGCCGACGCCTGCCGCGCGTTGCGGAGCGCCTTCTCCGCGGCGAGGAGTTGGTTCACGGTGTGCTTCTGGCTGCGGATCCGGTTGAGGCTGTCTTCGGCGTCGTGCAGGGACTGCGTCTTGGACCGGGCCGCGTCCAGCGCCGAGCCGAGGGTTTTCCATGCCGCCGTGAGCTGACTCGTCAGCGTGTCGAGCCGGTTCTTCGCATCGGTCGGGCTGCCCAGCACCGGAGACACCGTGGGGGTGTAGGTGATGCCGCCGGACGCGAAGTGCTGCACCCCGCCGCCGACCATGCCGCCGTCGGAGAACCGCATCGCCGAGCCGTACCGGCCCCAGGCGTTGAGTGCCTTGATGGTTCCGGCCGGCCCGAGCCCGGACATGAGGCCGAGCTTGCGGACCGTCTCGGGAACGAGAACGCCCTCACCCAGACCCAGCATGACGTGGACACTGTCCACGCGCGGCTGGTACCCGGGCAGGTACAGGCCGTCGGCCGCGCGGCCGACCAGTCCCCCGTCGGCGAGGCCGCCGCCCGGCCCGAGCCGTCCGCCGCCGACGTTCCGGCCGACGGTCACCAGGTTGGTGGTAATGGTGACCGTGGTCCCCTGGAGATCCTTGATCTGCTGCTGCAACGCGGCGATCCGCGCTGCGACGCCGCCGACGGGCACGCTGATGCTGACCTTGCCGTTCGGGAGCGTCAGGACCTTGTAGCCGACGTCCTTCAGCGCCTGCATCGCCTGGCCGGACGGGGCGGTCACCTTGATGGAATGACCGCCGGGCACGCCGGCCAGTCGCTTCTTCACCGACTCCAGATCGTTGATCGCCGTCTGCGTGACGGCGCTGACTTTGATGGTCATGTCGGGGAACTGGTAGGCGAGCAGCTTGTCGAGCCCGGCGGCGGCCTTGTCCGTGGGGGCAGTGATGACCATCTGCCGCCCGCCCGGCAGGGACTGGATCTTGATTCCGACGGCGGTGAGCTGCTTGACCGCGTCCGCCGTCAGTGCCGACACCTTGACGGTCTGGCCTGCGGACAGATGGCCCGCAAGACCCTGCACGTAGAGCAGCTGCTTCTCAGTGTCGGACAGTCCCGGCGTGGACATCGTGATCGCCAGCGACGACGGGATGAACCCCATCTGGGCGGCCAGGTTCTGAGCTTGCTTCGCGTTCCACCCGAACTGCTCGCCGGTCTTGACCGCGGTGTCCCACGCCTTCTGCATGTACTGCTCGGACTGTTGCAGCGCCGGCACCGTGCCCATGGTCGTCCGCGCGTAGTCGTAGGACGCCTGAGCCGCTGCCGCCGTCTGCTCGTTGAGGGCCTGCAGTTTCGTCCAGAGGGTCTGGCCGTTCTGCGACGTGGTGTTGAGGCTGCCGTCCACCTGGAGCAGGGCGCCCGCGTAGCCCTGGGAGTGGTCTACGCCGTTTTTCCACGTGCTGTTCAGGTCCAGCAGCGCCTGGTTCTGCTGTGCGACAGCCGCCTCGACGTCGAGTTCCCCGCCCGACAGCAGTTGCAGGGCCGTATGAAGCGCTGACGCCTTGGTGGCGGAATCGGATTCGGACTGGCCCAGGGTGGCGATGGCCGCCTGAAGGCGTCCTGTCGGGTTGGTCGCGTCCGTGGCCGCACCACTGCCGCTCTTCAGGGCCGCCGCCAGATCCTTGGAACGGGCAATCGCGGCAGGGGTTTCTCCGGTGAAAGACCCCAGGGCATCAGCGGCAGCCCTGTACGCGATCTTCTGCTGCAGCGTCGAGCGGTACGTACCGTCGCCCGCCTTGCCGGTGAACGTCAGCGAGTCCGAATACGACTGCAAGCTCTGCCGCAGCTTGTCCACGCCGCCGTTCTGGTCCAGGTAAGCGTTGGTGAGCTGCGTCGCGTTGACCCCGGCCTTGCCCATGACGTCGAGCAGCTTCGTCTTGCCGTCCTTCAGCGTCGCGTCGGCGAGCGTCTGAACGGTCGCGGCCCGGACGTTCTGGTTGATGGCGCCATTGGACTGCTGCAACGCCGCTGCCAGGGACGAGATCCGGGCCTGGTGCGCCGCCGCGGCAGCGGCGGCCTGCTGCTGGTGCTTGGCCAACAGGTCCAGGCCGATCATCGCCGCGCCGATGGCGACACCCCACGGCCCGCCGAGGAAGGAGTACAGCCCCTTCATCGAACTCATCAGCCCGGCCTTCGCACCCGTACCCAGGGCGGTGGCCACTCCGGCGACCGTGCCCCGGAACGTGGACAGGCGCCCGCCGGCCTCCTGGATGGAAGTCGACGTGGTGCGGAAGGAGTTGCCCATGGCGGCCACGACCGGGGAGCGTGCCTCTATCGCCGCCAGACCCGCGCCGTACCGCCCCAGCGACACTCCCGCCTGCTGTGCAAGGACGGTCTGCATCTGCATGGATCCGCGGAGGCCGTTGAACGACTGCACCCCGGCCCGGCCGAAACCGACGACGGATGCCTGCATGGCCTGGATCTGCGGGCGGAACGGGCGCATCGCCAGCATGGCGATGACCGACAGCTGGATCGGGCCGGGGAGCCCGGCGAAGGCATGAGCGAGGCCGCCCACCAGTTCGGCTAGGGGCCGCAGCACGCCTGTAGCGGTACCGAGCGCTCCCACGCCTACCTGCAGGCGGCCTGCCAGGACCCCCACGGCGCCGGCGCCCCCGGATACGGACGCGAACATGTCGTGAAGCCCGCCCGCCAGCGGGGCCACGGCGTCGGTGGCGTTGTGGAACGTCTTGTCGAGCGCGCCGACGGAGGTGATGGCCAGCGGGACCGAGGTGACGGCGACGGAGACCAGACTGGCCTTCAGCGGGTCCAGCATGCCGGACGCCGACTTGCGGACGCCGTCCGCCGTCGAGCCGAGCTTCTTCTCGACGGCCGGCCCGTAGATGTCCCACAGGTCGGTGGCCGTCCGGATGCCCCGCTTGATGTACGGGATCGCCGATGACACCGACGACGTCATGCCGCGGGTGATCTTCTCCAGAACGGGCGAGATGCCGAGGTACACCTGCAGGAATGTGCTCGTGATCTGCTTGCCGAGGCCGCGCATCGCGCCGCCGAGCCCCTTGGATTCCGCCGCAGCGAGCGCCGCTGCGCCGCCGGCCCGGCCGACCTGGAGACCGTACTGCTGGAAGGCCACGCCGCCCTGGTGTGCGAGCGCCGTCATTCCGGAAAGGGCGGGCTTGCCGAATGCCATGGCCGCATTCATCGTGAACTGCTGCGCCGTCATGGTCTTCTGGGCATTGCCCAGCTGGGTGATGACGTAGCCCAGACCCTTGAAGTTGCCCGACGCGTCGAATGCCTGGATGCCGAGGGCGGCCAGGCCCTCCTTGACCATTTTCGTCGGCTTGGCCATATTCACCATCGCCGACCGCAGCGCCGTACCCGCGGTCTCACCGATGATGCCGGACTTGCCCAGCAGGCCGACCGCGGTCGCGGTGTCCTTGATGCTCACGCCCATGGTGTGGGCGATCGGCCCGACGTACTTCATTGCGTAGTAGATGTCCATGAGCTGCCCGGATGCGCTGTTGGACGTGTTCGCCAGAATGTCGGCGACGTGCGCCGCCTCCGTGGACTTCAGGGCGAATTGATCCATAATGTCGCCCTCAATCTGGGCGGCGGTTGCGACATCTGTGCGGGCTGCGGCAGCGAGCTGAATCGTGCCCCGCGCCGCCTTGATTGCGTCCTCTGCGCCAAGTCCGGCCTTGGCGAGGTCCACCATTGCGTTGGCCGCTTCGGCGGCGTTCGCGGAGGGGAGTTTCATGTCGGCGCCGAGAGCCTGGGCTTCCCGGCCGGCGGCCTGCATCTGTCCACCGGAGGCCCGTGTGACCTCCAGGAACTTATTCATGCTGTCGGTGTACTCGTTGCCCAGGTGCACGATGTCGTGCAGGCCGTAGATGAGCGCGCCGCCCGCCAGCAGTGTCCCCAGGTGCCGCATCGACGTGAGAGCCGACTCCGCACCCGAGCGGACCGAGCCCAGGCCCGACCGCGCACTCGCGCCCATGCGGCCGAACACACCGGTAGCTGCCGTGGTCTCGCCCCGAACCCCGCGGAGACCGCGGCCTGCCGCCAGCGCGGCAGCATCCGCCTCACTCACCGCCGCGGCGCTGCCACGGGCACCCGTCGCCAACCCGGTCAGGCCGGCGCGCGCAGCCGTCGCGTCCACCCCGAGGGTCCGCACGCCGCGCCCCGCCGCGACCGCGGCCTCACCCAGCAGCGCAGTGTCTGCGGCCCCGCCGCGCATGAGGAGGCCGTAGCCCGGCATCTCGGCGAGCACCCGCACGCGCACAGTACGGTCGGCCACGGGGCTCACCCCCTATTCAGTTGTTCGGCTGGAGTGCGCGATCAGGCGCCGGCGGTGCGGAGGAGATCCGCAGCGGTCTCGGAGCGGGGTGCGAGGGTGGTGACCTGCATCTGCACGCCGATCGCGGTGAGCCACAGGTTTCGCAACTGACCGTCGCTCAGCGCGTTCCAGAACGCGGCGAACTCCTCCACCGGCGGCGGTTCGGGGTCGATCATCTGCGCGCGCACCAGCACGGGGGCGAACGCGTCCGGATCGAACGGCCACCGCTCGACATCGCTGCCCGCCCTGCCGAACTCGGCGAGCTGCTCAGCGGTCGGCGGGTGCTTGGCCAGGAGGTTCTTGTACTCGGTGTGCGGGATCGCCTCCATGGTGATCTGCACGCGCGAGGCGTCCGCGCGGACCTCGGCCTCCTGCAGCTGCCTGGCCACCTCCGGCGCGATCGGCTCGCCGCCGAGGGCCTCGTCACGGGCGCGGGCCCGGTCCAGGAGCGCGGTAAGCGCATCGACCTGCGCGGCGGCCTCCGCGTCGAGGATCAGCTCCGTGATCCGCTGCGGGCGCCGGATCCGGGACACGAGGTCGGCGAACGTCAGCGGTGACTGCTGCTTGCGGGCCCGTGCGGGTGTGCGGGTGGTGGCCATGGTGGATCCCTGTCCTGTCGGTTCAGTGGTCTGTCACAGCGCCTGCCGGATGGCGATCTCGACTCCGGCCACCAGGTCGTCGGCGTTGGCATCCAGCGCCGGGCCGAGATGCGGGATCGGCGCGTTCTTGCTGGTCCCGTACTCGACGATGTTGCCCAGCGGGCCCTGCGGGAGAGCCTTGTCCGGGCCCACCTCGCCCTCGATGCCATCGGGAAGGACCCTGGTGTCGTAGGTGATCGAGTACGGGTAGCGGGGCAGGTACTTGCGGCCGGAGATCCGCTGGCGCGCGTCGGCCTTGACCTTCCCGCAAGTCACCTGCACGGCCTTGCGGAGATTGACCGCCAGGCGCTCCGGTGAGGTGGTGAAGTCCCCCACCAGCGTGTCCAGTCCCGTCACCTGTACCGTCACGGCCGCCTCCTCGTCACACGGACTTGCAGTCCCTCGGATTTGCCGCCGTCGGCCATGAACGCAGCGACACGTTTCGCCGCTCCCACGCACCCATGGCACTTGGTGACTTCCGCGTCGTAGGCGTCCTCGCTGCCCGCACTGGTCGTCTCGGCCAGCGCATGACCGCAGTCCCGGCAGGTGCCCGCCTCCACCTCGGCGAGCGCCAGCGCCCACCAGCGGTCCTCCGGCAGCCACAGCGGCTCGCCGGCGCCGACCACCCGGCCCAGGAAAATGGACCGCGGGACACTCCAGGCGCGGGCGGTCTCCACCTCGCGGCGGAACGGAAGGCGGCCGTCCCGCAGCCGCTCTACGAGAAAGGGAGCGGACTCGGCTCCTCGTTGACCGCGAGGGCCGCCGCGAACAACTCCCTCGCCTGGCCGTCGTTCAGCATGTCCAGCAGCTGCACGGCCTGCTGCGCCGTCATCACCGGGTCGATACAGCAGGACGCCAGCAAGGCAGGCAGGAAACTCGCCGGGTCATACGGCTCGGCGGATTCGACCACCGCAGGGTGCGCCGCGATCAGGCCGCTGTAGGCGATATGGCCGAGCGCCCGGAACTGGAACTCGACCGACCTGGCGCGCATCTCCTCGCGCACGGCCTGGATTCGCTGGACGATCGCCGCCCGCGGGTCGACATCACCCATCGACGCCGCCTGCCAGCCGTCGGCGAACGACTCCAACTCGCCTTGAAGCCGGTCCGCCTCCCCCGCCAGGTCCCCCGCGAGACACACCGCAACAGTCCGCTCGCGGGGGACGGCCCTGGCGAGGATATCGGCGATATCGGGCATCAGGCGACGATGGCCCGAGTCGCCGGGTCCGAAGTCACCTTCAGCGAGGACATGACCTTCAGCACCTCGTTGGCCGCCGGCGCGATGTTCTGCGGCTCGCCCGCAGCCACCGGATACACCTCGACCTTGTCGCCCGTTGCGAACGCGGTGGCGAAAGCCGTGCCCCGGCGAATTACGAGGTAGCCGGTCGTCCCGTAGACGAGGGTGGTGTACGGCTGGTCCTCCGTCGGCGTGCTGCCGCGCTTGAACGTGATCTCGCATACGTAGGAACGGCGGCCGGGGACGTTCGTGTCGAACGTCGAGCCCAGCGAACTCGTCGCCACGTCCGCAGTCGTCGGGTCCGTCTTGAGGCCGTCCGGAGTGAGCCGGGTTGTCCAGTCGTTGCCGCCGTTCAGTTCGGAAGTGGTCGGCGCGGCGATGTTCGCGATGGACGGCACCCACACGACCTTCGTGTTGCCATCGGTGATCAGGTCAGACATCAGCCCTCCTCGGGGCATAGAAAAAGCCCCGGCGAGGCGGGGCGGGCAGGGTCAGAGGGCGACGGTCAGATGCGCAGGGCCGCGACGGTCACGCTGGTCGTCGCGGAGTAGGCGACAACGGCCAGGCCGTCCGTGGCGCCCGCGAACAGATCGCTGGTGACGGGGCCGATCATCATGTCGCCGGTCGTGGCCGGGACTGTGACGATCACGTCCGCCGCGGCCTGGCCGCGGACCTTCGCCGTGGACGACAGGGTGACGGTCATGCTGGAGCCTGCCGCGTTCTTGACGTGCAGGAACGTCCGCTCGCCGCACACGACCTTCGTGCTGCCCGCCGCCGCCCCATAGGTCGGCGCCAGGCCGGCCAGGGCGACGACCTGAGTCGTCAGGGTTGCCATGGGGTGAATCTCCTCAGCTCGGGGTGGACCGCAGCCGGTAGCGGGCGACGGCGTAGAAAACAGGTGGGGTGACGTCGTCGTCGCGCTGGACCGGCTGCCCGTCCAGGTGCTCGGGCCGCCACGCGGTACGGCCTGCGACCTGCAGCGCGGGTGACATGGCCGCAGCCGAACGGTCGGCGTAGTTGAGGGCCTGCTCGGCCGTCTCTCCGACGCTGGTGATCTGCACCGTGGTCATGTAGTCGACCCGGTCATCAGCGAGCGAGGCCCGCACGGGCATGCCGGGCTCTGGATAGAGCACGCAGTACGGGGGTGCGGTGCTCGGCGGCGATCCACCGAGAAAAACCGTCAAGCTGGCGGCTGCGTGGGCCGCGGTCACCGCGTCCACATGGTCCAGCGCATTGGGCGCGGCCACCCGGCACCCCCCGTCAGGTGATGTCCTCGATCGTGATCCGCCAGGCGGTCGCCGTGCTGCCGAAGTCGATCGCCATCACGGCCATGACCTGACCGACCAGACGTGGATCACCGGAGGCGGTGATAGTCACCGTGTCGCCGACCCGTAGCTCACTGGCCGGGACCGCGGCGAAGGGCAGCGCCAGTTCGTAGCGGGCGACAATCTCCAACCGCTCACCGGCATGCTCATTGCGCGGAACCCGCTGCGGCTTCACCCGGCACGGCCCGGAGTACAAAGAGGTGGCCGACCCCGGGGTCAGTGCGCTGGTGGTCCGGTTAAGCGTCGGATTCCCGGGCCGGGTGATCGTGCACGCGTCCACCATCAGCTGCTGGTGCGCCAGCCGGCCCGCCGCGATGAGCGGCTGCGGATCGATGGCTGTCATCACGTCGCCGGAGTCGCATTGAAGGACGCGCCCCGGTACTGGCGGAGCGCTTCCTTGTGCTCGGCGGACAGCTGCGCGCCGCCGATGGTCTCGGAGGCGAACGTCCGCGAGTAATCGTCGATCGTCTCGCTGCGCAGGCCCTGCGGGTTGGTCATGTTCATCGACGCCAGATCCAGCACGATGTCCACGACATCGTCCGGGACCTCGGTGTAGCCGTGGGAGTAGATGACGCGGACCCGCTGGGACCAGATGCCCTGCGGGCGCATCCACGGCCAGCCCATCAGCCGCGTCGGCGCCCACCACGCCTCGCCACGCGTCAACTCGGAGCCGATCCGGGTGAAGTCGCGACCCTCGATCGCCACGTACTCGACGTTGGTGATGCCGAACAGTTCTGTGACCGTCAGCAGGTGCGTGTCGTCCACCACGACGGGGCGTTGCGGCAGCCGCAACACCCGGCCGTTACCCGGCAGGACGACCGCGTCGTCCACCACGAGGGTGAACTGCTGGCGGCAGTACTTCCGCACCCGGGCCGATGCCCGCCGCAGAGCCATCGCCGCCTGCGTCGTATCCAGCGTCCGCTGAAGCGACGCCTCAAGATCTGCCTGGGTCGCCAGAGGGGTCGGGGACATGGCGACCCCCTTACTCGGCCAGGGCCGCCAGCCGCTTGACGACGGTGGACCTCGGCTTGTCCTTCGCCTGCTCTGCCGCCAGCGCCGCCTTGGCCCGGGCGGTGTCGCCGTTCACCCACGTCATGAGGTCGTCGATGGTGCCGTCGACCGGCGGCACGTCACCGCCGGGTCCCGGGTCATCTGGGGGCGGCGGGGGTTCGACCGGTTCGACCTCGGGTACCGGATCGGCCTCGATGACCTCGACGGTGCCCTCCGGCGTGTTCGCGGCGAGGTGCCGGGCCAGATCGCCCAGCAGCTCCTCGCCCTTCTTGAACTCGCGGACGGCGTACTCCCAGTACGCCTTGGTTTCCTGCAACACGCGCACGCGCATGCCGTATCTCCTCCTTCAGGGCCCGCCGGCGCGGACGGACAGGTAGGCCCGCGCCGACGGGAGTTGTCAGGCGTGCTCGATGACGACCGCGCGCTTGTACAGCGCCGCGTCGCCCGAACCCGCGTCGGAGGGAACCCCGTAGTCGCCGACCCAGCTCCACGTGGTGGCGAGCACCTGCTGCAGGCGGTCCTGAGGCGGCCGGACGATGACGGTGACGTCGACACCCGGTGCGGCCATGATGGTGCGGACCTCCGGGACGTCCTCGACACCCGTGCCGCCGAGGAGGCTGTTGGTGCTGTCGAACGGCGCCGACATCAGGGCGTTCGCCCCGAGGATGACCGGCCGGTGGACGGTCAGCGTGCCGGCGGATCCGCCGTTGGTGATGACCGGGGCCTCGATGTTGCGCACCCAGTCGAGGCCGCCGAAGCGGCCGATGGACAGGTCCCGGAAGATCGGGGAGTCCACGCGGCCCTGCAGGGCCTGCTTGAAGTCGGCGTCGCTGAACAGCTCGGCCTCGGTGTCCGCGTCGATGTGGGCGACGTAGTAGCCGCCGATCGTCGGGACGTTCATCTTGCGCAGACGGGCGACGCCGCTGCGGAAGTTCGCGAAGGTCGCGACGTTGCTGCTGGACAGGTCGAAGGCGCTGTTGCCGGTCGCGCGGATCGTGGTCGGAGCGTTTGCGGCCACGATGTAGTCGCCCGCCACGTCCACGCGGGCGGTGCCCAGAGTCAGCGTGCCGGGCGTGCCCGCAGCCACACCCACGACGGTGTTCGCTACGCCCGCGATGACGACGGTCAGCGGGTTCGCGCCGGAGACGGGCGTGGGGACCCCGTTGACGAGAACCTTCTCGAAGCCGTTCGTCGACTGCACGATGAGACTCGTGTCCGAGGACCCCGCCGTGGTGCACCAGCTCCGGCCGCCCGCGTAGGCCGCGAACAGCTTGTTGCGGGCGAGCTGGTTGATGGTCTGCCCGGCGTTGATGCCGAGAGTCTCGGCGTCCGCCAGGAACTTGTTGGCGAGCGCCATGGCGCTCATCAGCATGTTCGTGTCCATCGAGTTGCCGAACTGGTCCATCGTCACGGACCACTGCTCGATGGAGTAGGTCGTCGGGGACGGGTCCGAGCCGGTGATCGCGGTGGGGACCGGAGTGAGCAGGCCCTTACGGGTGAACGTCTTGGTGTCACCCAGGCCGCCCTGCCACGGCTCCGCGTCCGCGATCATCGGGAACAGGAACTCGGGCACCAGTGCGTCCCGGAAGACGCGGTCCAGGATGCCGTTCTGCAACATCGCCCGGATCGTGGCCGGGACCTGGCTGCGCACGTCGTGCCGGTCCAGGCGGAACCACGGCCGCGCGAGGCGCTGGCTCAGGATCAGCCGCGGGGTCGCCGCGGTCATGGTGGGGGTCATCTCACTCCTCAGTGGTGATCTCTACGGACACGAGGTCCGGGTATTGCTGCGCGACCTGCTCCAGGCCCAGCAGCGCGGTTTGGGTAATGGCCGACACGGCAGCGCAGGCGAGACCCCCGGCGGCGTGCTCCTCGTGACCGACCACCTCAAGAAAGGTGCGTCCGTCGCCCAATCGGGCACGGACTTCGATCACTGCGCGCGCTGCCGGTAGTTGAACTTCGCGAGCTCAGCCGCGAGTTCGTCCTTCGAGGCGGTACGGAAGTCGGCCGGCGCGGGGGCGCCCCGGCTGCCCTGGCCCGGGTCGGGCTTCGGCTTGGGCTTCTTCGGGTCGGGTTCTGCGGCGGGTGCGGCCGGCTCGGGCTTGGCCCAGTGGGGCTTGCGCTCCAGCAGGTCCGCCAGGTCGGCCTCGATCGCGTCGGTGTCGATGTCGCCGTCGGCGTCCACGTACTTCGCCGGGTCGCGCATGAGCGCGTCCGTCGCATCCGTCGGATCGGCGAACTTGCCCTGCGCGCCGGCCTTGACCTCAGCCGAGACCGCGCGGGCTACGGCCTTCGCGGCCTGCTCGGCAGACCGCTTGGCCTGAGCCGTCGCCCGGTCGAGCTCCGTCTTGTCCTTGTCCTCGAACTCGGCCACCTTGCGGGCCAGGTCGGCGGACTTCCGACGCTCCTCGGCTGCCGTCTTCTTCGCCGCTGCGGCTTCCTTCTTCGCAGCGGCACGCTCGGCCTTCATGCGGTCGAGGGCCTTCTTGCCGGCCTCGCCGAGCTGATCGGGATCCGGGTCGTCATCCGGCTCGGGAGGATCCGCGGGGTCTGCCGGATCGGCCGGGTCGGTGGGGTCTTCGATCGGCTCCGGATCGGCAGCCGGGTCGATGGGGTCGTCGTGCCGGTTCAGGCTGAACCATGCCGCTGCGGCGGTCGCCTTGCGCCAGCGCTTCTTGGTGATGGACATGCGTGAATCTCCCGTTGCGGGATAGGGGTGAACCGCGCGTTGCGCGCGGTCAGTGCAGGTAGCCGAAGCGCCTGAGTAGGCGGATCAGCTCATCCCGGCTCTCGGCCAGCTTGTAGATCTCCTCTGGCATGAGGCGGGGAGTCTTGAGGCGGAACGTCGGCAAACCCTGTTCCAGGTCTGCCGCGCCGCGGGCGTACCGGATGCCGAGCCGCTGCTCTTCCTCGCGGCGGATCGTCTGGTAGAAGTCGCCGCGCCGCGTGACGCCTTCCAGCGTCGCCACGACCCGGCGGCCGTAGGCGTCCAGCGTCGTGATACCGCGGCGGGCGTTGACGACGGAGAAGATGCTCGCGCCGTCCCGGACCGCCTGCGCACCTGCGGCCGTGAACCGCCGGTCCTGCTCGGAGCGCGAGAGGCCGTTGAAAAACCCCATCGGGTTGGTGTGCCGGCCCGGACGCGCTTCGGTGGCGGGCTCTCCGTAGCACTGGCAGCGCTTATGCCTCTGAAAGTCGGCGTTGTACCGGTACCAGCGGCCCGCGAGGATCACGCACCGCGCGCAGGCGCCCGCCCGGACCACCCGCACGAACCCGGTGACCGTGCGGTTCGCCGCCATCGCCACACTCGCCGAACCCCGGCCAGCGTCGGCCACCTCGGAGGCCACCATCCGCTGCATGTCCACCAGACCGCCGAGCATGGCCTCCTGAAGCGTCAGGCCGCCCTTGACCAGAGTCTTCGTGCGGATCACCGGCAGATACAGCAGCGAATCCAGCGGGCGCCCATCCGCCGCGACCCCCGAAAAGGCCCGCGCGGCCACACTGGAGGCGCCCGCCTCGTAGTCCGAGCGCAGGCCGTCGGCTGCGACCATCGCCTCCACGTAGGACTGCCCCGTCGAGGCCGCCAGCAACTGCCCGGCGGACACCGCCCGCACGACCGCCGGACCCACGCCGCTCATCCACGAACCCGACAGGTCCGAGGCCGCCAGCTGCTTCCACAGCCGGGCGATCGTGATCGACGTCTGCAACTCCGCCCGCCGCTGGGCCACGCCGTAGGCGCCGACGATGGCCTCCTGCGCCTGGACGGCCACGTCAGGCGGCAGGAACTGCGGCAGGCGGGACAGGCTCCGGCGGTGCCGTGCTCAGCTGGTGCAGATCCATCGCCGTCATGCGAGTCAGCGATTCGTCCTGCATCTTCTTCAGCCGGGCGATCTTCACCGCCGAGTAGCCGAGCTCTTCCCATGCCGCCTCATCCGGCAGCAGGCCGGCCGAGTGCAGCTTCGTCACCGCGTCGGCCTTCTGCGCGTAGGTCGGAGTCGACGGGTCACGCCAGATGGTCTCCAGCTTCCGGGTCCGCGGGTCCAGGTCTCCGTCGCGCACGAGCATCGTCAACCGCATGACGCGTTCCCATGCCTCACCGAACGCGCGCTGACGGCGTTCCGCGCGCTTCACCAGACGTGCCTCGCCAGCGCGGATCGCATCCGCAGACGGCGGCTGGTCGGTCGCCAGGCCGAGGAACGCGGGTGGCAGGCCCGTCAGGGCTGCAACCAGCCGGGCCAACACGTTGATCGTCTCGTGGAAGTTGGAGAGCTGGGCCTCGGGGAACTGCCCGAACTTCACCGTCTCGCTCTCATTCGCCCACAAGCGCCCCGCCAGCGACGACATGGCACTCAGCGGCTGCCCGTTCTCATCCGCGAAGTCATCCCGCGACAGGCCCGTCGCCCAGCGGCGCGGCATGGCGTGGTATTCGGCGGACACCATCATGTCTGAGGCGATCTTGCACGCCGCATCACTGACCGGAATCACCGCGCGAAGCTCCGACGTCCCCTCGGCATGCCGCAGCCGGGGCCGGTTCGCCAGCGGCACCACCAGCACCTGGCCGACGCCGTGCTCGTCCCGGTCGACCTCGGACCACGCGCCCTTGACCTGCTCGAAGGTGCATCGCATGTCCGGCAGGTACAGCGTCGCCATCTTCGTCGGCGCCGAACCGGTAGCCGCGGGCTCGTCCCAGCGCTTGATGCCCGCCATCACCTGGCGGGTCCGCGGGTCCCGCTCGGCGAAGACTTCCAGGGCACTCTCGGCGGTCACGATCGGCATCGACTCATCGCCATCGTTCGCGCCCACGATGACGTAGGAGCGGCGCAGCGCCAAGGCGTCGACGTGGGCCTGCTGGGAGCCCTCATCCAGGTCATTCGCCTGCCAGATGTCCCACAGATCGGTCTCGGTGCCCTCGCTGTCCGCGTACCGGAAACCCTCGACGTCCAGCCGCTCATCCAGCGCGTCCACGATCAGCTGAGGCCAGTTGATCACCAGCTGCCGCATCCGGTCGTTCAGCTCCGACTGGATCTCCGGCGCCAGATACGACAAGGGCTGCGTGCCCTCGTAGTACGAGTCCATCAGCCGCAGGTCCGGCAGATCCTTGTCGTGACAGTGGATCAGCCGCTTCAGCCACGCCTCCGGGGTGAGATCGAGGGCCACAGAGCACCCCCGCATCCGTCAGCGCATCACAGTCGTTCTACGGGGCGGCGGCGGCTCGTTGCCGCCTGCCTTGATCGCGTCACGCCGCGCCTCCCAGGAGAGGCAGCCGGCCATAGCGAGGTCGATCTTTCGGGGCGAGTCATGGCGGTCCTTCTGGATCGTCCACATCGGCTTGCCGTCGTCGTCCTTCACGCCGGCGTTGCGTTTCACGGCGTTGGCGATGTGTCGGGCGAAGGCGTCGCTGCCGTCATGCGACAGCTCTCCGCCCGTCATCGCCGTCCTGTACGCCCGAAGTGCGAAGGCCATCTGCCGGCGCCGGTGAGTCCACCACTCGGTGACGATCTTCGGGCCATACTTACCGGCCCATCCCGCGATCGTCTCCTCGTAGTAGGCCGGGTCCGCGTAGACGCGCACCACGTGCCAGGTGTTCATGGCCTCGTCCAGGACTGCGTTGACCTCGGCCTCAGGCACTTCCCAGGCGTCGGCGTCCTGCTTGTTCGCCGGGGACTCCCAGCATTCGAGGACCCATTGGTGGCCCGTCTCGATATGGGTTGCAACGAAGCCCGTCGAGTCGCTCCACTTCGATCCGTCAAAGCCGATCGCGATCGGCTCCTTCGCCGGAATGACGAACGTGGAGTCGGCCAGCTCCCGCCACCGGGCCGGGTCGAACGCCTTCGCCGACGCCGTACCCGGCTGATTCAGGAAATACCGGCGCGCATCCGCCGGATCGGTGTCCGGCTCCCGCATGTCGCTGGCGATCCGCTCCAGGTCCATCCAGCCCGCGGCGTCGCCGTACACGAACTCCAGCGCGGGCAGCAGCTGGTCGTCGTCGTGCAGATCCTCGACATGCGGGGCCTCGCGGTGGTCGAACAGCAAGCCGCCGTCACGTACCCGGCCGGACTGAACAGCCTTGTGGTACTCGTGCGTGGCCTCCGCGACGGAGTTCTCGCCGACCGCATACATCGTCGACGTCTCCAGCGACCATGGCTCCGCCGCCCGGCGCTTCACCAGGTTGCGGCGCATCGTCTTGTGCATCGCCCGCAACTCGGGCAGCACGTACAGGTGCGTCTCGTCGAAGACCGCGAACGTCTCCTTGCCGCCGTCTTTCGCCAGAGCCGACGACGTTGAGGGGACGATCTCCCCGCCGCCCTCGATGTAGATCCGGCTCGACGTCTGCGCCGAACGCCCCAAGTCGATCCCGGGAAACTCATCGCCGAAGTTCTCAACGAGGTGCTCCAGCATCGCTGTGACGTTGTCGTAGGTGTTGCCGGACTGGTTCTCCTCCGTCGCCAGGCAGCGGATGAACGGGTATATCTGCTCGCGCCCCACCGGATCGCCGCTGGCATCCCAGCCGTCGAACCGGCACGGCCCCAATGCCTCAAAACACACCAACGCGCCGGCCAGCTCGCTCTTCGCCCGTCCCTTCGGACGGGACAGGAACGCCCGGTTGATCTTTCGTCGACCCGTCACCGCGTCGAGCTGGTACGCCTTGACGATGAACGCGGCCATCTCGTCGTCAATGACGACCGGCTCGCCCTGCACGTCGCCGGGGCCATGGCACAGGTAGTGCTCGATCCAGTCGATCGCCTCGAAGCCGAGCGAGACGAACCGGTCCGAGTCAGCTATCCGCCGGGCCATCAACGACCTTCAACACCCGGTCACGCCGCGACGACGAACCGCGGGCCCTCGTCTGGTGACGAGTCTGACCCTCGTCCGGATCGGCCACACTCCAGCGAAGTCGGATGCGGTCCGCTGCGGTGCCACCGATGGCGGCCTCGTTCAGGCGGATCTCGGAGAGCAGATCCTTCTTCGGCTCTTCCCAGTACAACTGGACCAGTTCGGCGAGCATATGCAGCCGCTGCCAGTCCGTGGCGAGGAACTCTGCGGCCTGCGGGCTGCTGCGCCAGGTCTCATACCAGGCCAGCGTGCGGCTGTCGTAGTCGTGACCGCCAGGGAGTTCGGGAGTCGGTCCGTCGGGGCCAGTGGCCGGAAGGACCGTCGTCGTGACCGCGTCGGCATTGCGCCGTCGCCGTTGTGACGAGTCCTTGGGCAGGGGGCCGTTTCCAGGCATGGAATTCACCTCTGTCGTGCCGTTGCGGCATCGATCCGACGGCCGTTGCGGCACGTCGATGGTTACTCAGAGTTACTAGATCAAGATCAAAAGACTTTGGAGACCCGTACAGATTTCGAGGTGCCTCCCCGTAGGTCCCGGAGAGATCATCTTTGACCCCCACCCCCCGGGTACCCATCACTCAGCGTGGTGGTCGCCGGGGTATTGGTACGACTGATCGTGGTCGGCGCCGACCGAGTATCCGAACGCCGGGACCGGCATGGGTGGTTCGGCTTCAGGTCCGGCTGCCATGAGCCGGGCCGCAGTCTCCTCGGCCCGCGCTAGCGCCTTGCGGCCATGACCCTTGATCTTGATGTCCACCCGGCGGTCGCCGTTGATGACCGTGACGAGCACAGAGTCGCCTTCGCGTTGGAGACGGTGGGGTGGTGATGGGGTGCGTCGGTGTGCGAGCGCATGTCAGCCGCTGTCGGTTCGGCTGCCTCGTGCGTCGCCGGTCTCGACCGCCTCGGCGACGTGCAGCATGCCCGCCCTCTCGATCCATCCGAGTCCGTCGCTGTGGCACATGCTGAGGCGGACTTGCCCATCGGCTTGCAGCACCTTGAGTAGGACGATGGCGCCGGCCACGAGCTCGCCTTCGGTGACGGAAGCGGTGATGCCGAGTCCGTCGATGACGTCACCGATGGGCTGCTCGGCGGGATTGCTCACTGGCCCTCGCTTCCGCTGCCGAGTTCGACACGCAGTCGGTGCACGCGTTCGAGCGGCCAGCATCCGTGTGCGGACAGCGCGCGCATTGCCTCCGGGTGGGCGTCGGGTCCGGCGGTGGCGAGCAGCCGTAGCCAGTCCCGGTCGATCCACTTGACGCTGCTGTGGTAACCCTTGCAGCCGGTCGGGCCGGGGAGCTGTATGCCGAGGCAGGCCACTTCGATCAGCGGGTACGAGTAGCGGCCGATGGCGATGTCGCAGGTCTCGTGGCCGGTCAGCCGGTCGCGGCTGCTGAGGCTGTTGGCTTCCTCGTAGGTGAAGTCGTGGCCGATGACGATGCCCGGGTCATGGCTGAGGCAGATCGCGTTGTAGGTGCTGCTCATGGGGTCGGCTCCGGCGTCTCGGGCCGTGTCTCCGGTTCGGGCGGGGCGGTGAGCTTGATGGTGGCGCAGGGGTACAGCACGTATCTGGTACCCGTATCGTCAATGGCGGAGCAGTGGGTGCAGATCTCCTGGCCCTGGTAGCTGTCGGGGCAATGGAGGCGGTACGCGGCCTGGATGATGTCTCGCTGCGCCTGACGTTCACGGCGGATGCCCCGGGCGGCGTTGAGGACGTCGTCCCAGTCGCGGATCCGGTCTATGCCGAGCGCGTCCGTGATGGCCGTCTTGTGCTGCTCGCGCTGCTCGCGGATCTGTGCAACGCGCCCTTCGAACCGGATGGAGCGTTCCATCCATTCGTCGCGGCTGCGGGCCATCTCGGTGAGCGCATCGTTGCCGCCGCCTACCAGCACGGCGTCCGGGAGATCGACTCCGCTGGCGGGGATCTCGATGGCGCCATCGAAGACCAGGACGGTGCGGGCTCCGAGCTGCTCGGCAAGGGGCCTCTGGAGGCTGTACATCGTCCCGTCGGGCAGTGACCGCGTCTCGACGTCGGCGTTCCGGTCGAACGCCGCGCGGATGCTGTCGTCGGCTTGGTCGATGACGAGGGCGAACGGAGTCTCCACGCTGTCGCCCCGGCCGGTCGCGGGCAGTTCGAGGATCTGGATGCGGGCCATCAGCCGGTCACCGCTTCGTTGAGCACCGCATGCCACCGTCGGACGGTCTCGACGTTGACGTGGCCTGTCTGCTTGCAGGAGCGGCCGGGATGCGTGTCGTGGACGAACTGCGCGAGGACCTCCCGCAAGGTGGTCTCAAGTGCGGTGATGCGCTCCCCCGTCGGGGTCACAGGCTGGTCCGTGCCGACGGCTTCCCGGACGCGCTGGATGACATGCTCCAGGTCGTGGACCTTCTCCTCGGGAGTCTGCGGCGGCGCGGGTTCCTTGACGCCTTCGTCCGGCTCGCCATACCCGGGGCAGTGCACCGGCCCGTTGAACAGCTCCACCCAGTCGTGGGCGTCGTGGGGGTGCCTGTCCACTCGGGCGTCAAGGCAGGGATGGCTCTTCAGCGCGTCAGCCATGTCAGTCCACCGCCACGTCGGAGTCGGCGGGCACGGGGACTTCCTTGGCCTGCGCCTCGGCGTCGTACTTGGGTCGGAGGTCCTCCTCGTCGCCTGCGGGCCTGTCTCGCCACCACCAGACGTGCGGGTAGAGCAGGTCAACCTTTGCCTCGGGCTCGTCGTTGTAGTAGTCGTCCTTGTCCAATCCCCACGCGGGGATCGGGAACTGAGCCGCTCCGACCGGGGTAAGCATCACGCACCCCTGGTCCAGGCAACTCACGCTGGAGACCACCGCCGGGGTGTCGCGGTAGTAGACGCGCCGCCCGAGGAACTGCTCGGCCAGGGGGACACCGGAGCGCCAGTCGATCGCGTCGTGTTCGAGGAGTTGCTGCGCAACGCGCCGGATCTCCATGAGCCGATCCAGCGGATTGGAGCGGATGAACCCTTCCCAGACCTGCTGCCGGTTGAGGGCGAGCGTCCACGTCCCCTCGGCGCGGATCTCGTCGCGGCCCTTCCAGTCGTTGACCTCGCGCCGGTTGCTGGTGTGCAGCTCGATGTCGACCTGGACGTGGTGGCCTTCGAAGAGGGACCAGTGCGAGCCGTCGCCGGACACGTCTGCCCAGCGCCAGTGCGCGTCGCGGTTCAGCTCGTCGGGGGCGCCGATGGTCTCGCGGCCATGCCGGTAGACGCCGTCGCGCGGCGGGGTGATCTCGACGTAGCCGGGGCGCCCTTCGAGGAAGAGTCGATCGGGGACGTAGTGATCATTGCGGTCCTGATCGGACTGGGTTTCCATGATGTCTCCCGAGAGATGCGGAAGCCCCGGCTCTCGGGGCGACCGGGGCTTCCTTCCTGCGGTAGCTGGCCGCAGGCGTTGGGGGGTCAGTCGCGGCGGTTCCATCCGCCTGGCTCAGTCGATGCAGGGCATGCCGACCACGCATTCGCGTATGAAGGTGAGGCAGTCGGCTTCGCTGTAGAAGGCGACGCCGCCGAGGGTGTTGCATCCGACGTCGGTCTGGAGTGTCGCCACCCACGGCGCCCGAGGCGCAAAGGGATTGGTCTCGGGATCGGGTTCGTGCTCCGCCCACCAGCCGTTGCGAGTCATGCATTCCACCCTCCGGGCTGGGCGGCGGCCGTCTCCTTGCCGTGGCACGGCCCGCACAGCCCGCGTCCGTGCCGTGGGTCGTCGGCGTCGAGGCCCTGGTGTACGAGCTGGCGCCGGTCGAGCGGCCAGTGGTCGGCGTGCACGCTGGGCGCTTCGCCACAGAGGACGCACACCGGGTCGCGGGCGAGCACGCCGGGCCGGAAGCGCTGCTCGTGCTCGCGGCCGTAGCCGCGCTGCCGTGCGCTACCCCGACGCTGCTCAGCCTCGGACCGGCAGCCGTCACACTTGCCACCCTTGTCCGTGAACTCGGGGCAACCCGGCTTGCTGCACACCCGCCAGCCTGTACGTCCGGGCATCTTCGCGACTCCGATCAGCGCCGTCGGATCACGATCTGGTGGATACGGCACGGGCGTCGGGCTGGGCTGGGATGCTCGCGCGCATGTCTGATCTGCGGAAATTGCTACTGCCCGTTGCCCTGCTCGTGCTGCTGGCGGGCTGCTCGTCCTCGCCGACGGCGCCGGCCAAGCCGAAGCCCGGATCCTTCACCCTGTCCGGCTCGGCGACGTTGGCCACCGGGGCGACGGACGCGTCGGACGGAGTCAGCTGCACGGGCTGGTCCGGGCTGGGCTTCGGCAAGGTGGCCGAGGGCGCGCCGGTCCTGGTGTTCGGCAAGGACGGGATGCAGGTGGCGACCGGATCGCTCGGGCCGGGGAAAGCGCCCGCCGGCTATGCGGTGCCGTGCCGGTTCCCGGTCCGGGTGCCGGGCGTACCGGCCGGAGCCGGCCCGTATCGGGTGCGGGTTGCTGACCGGAAGGCGGTCACCGTGTCGGAGGCCACAGCGAGAGCAGGCGGGTTCACCGTGACCCTGGGCTGACGCTCAGAGCCGGTACCAACTCCACGCCGTCCCGTTGTACTTCGCCTGCAACCGGGCTGATGCGCCAGCCGCCAAGGCGATGCTGTTGACGCTCGCCGTGTCGACGATCTTCTGCTGCGGGCTCGTGAGCGCCGCGACCGTCAGCGTGTTCGCACCGACGTTCTTGGCGATGTACTCGACCGCGCTGAAGTCGGCATCCGGCAGGGACAGCGTCAGGTTCCCCGCGGTGGTGTCCATCAGGATGGTGCGGTCCAGCGGTCCGGCCGCATAGTTCGCGGTCTGGATGGTGATGGCCCGCGGAACCTGCCCGTTGACCAGCTCGATCCCCGACGGCTGAGCGATGGTCACACCCGACGGGGTGAACAGCCCGGTCAGCTTGGTCCGCCCGACAACGGCCGCCAGTGCCGCGGTCGAGTTGCCATCAATCGTCGGCGTCCCTGACTCCGTCTGGAGCTGGTCGCAGTCGAAGATCGTCACGCCGTTGGAGCCGGCGCCGATGAAGTACAACTCTCGGCCGCACGCTTCGATGCTGGCCTGCAGCACCTTCATCGCGTGCGTTGCGCCGAAGGACCCCGCGTAAGTGCCGACCGGACAGAGACCCGCCCAGCAGTACAGGACCATCACCCTGTCCACGAGGCCGTGCTCGGTGAGGAACAGGCCGTAGGTGTAGCCGCCGCCGATGCTGAGGTTGCGGACCACGTTGTGATCGTTGTTGCCGTTGGCCGGCAGCAGCAGTCCGATCGACAGGCCCGTACCGAAGACGCCGGGGCTGGTGTAGTCCGCGCTCGGGGATGCCACGGTGCCCAGCGTGCCGCCGCCGACGTTCTCGACGAGGGCGTTGGCGCAGCCGAAGAGGTTCGCCATGCCGTAGGTGATGCCGAACGCGGTGTGCGCGTTGAGCAGCGCCATGTTCCGGATGATCGCCATGACGTTGCTGTACCGGCCGCCCGCTCCGTAGGCGAGGCCGTTGCTGGTGCCCTCGTTCGGTCCGCTGATGATGCCGGGGTTCCCGTTTGCGTTCAGGTCGGTGATCTGCGCGCTCGTCGAGGCGTAGAACCCGAAGGAGATCCAGCACGACCCGGCGACCTGCGGCAGCAGTTGCTCCCAGTGGCGGACCGCGGCGGCGCCGTTCGTCTCGCCGCTGAATTCGATGACCTTCTTGACGTCGGTGGTCGGGTAGACGCCGAACGGGACCTGCCCGTTGCCGCTCTTGGAGACGTCGAGCGGCCCGTCCACGATGTACGGCCGCGGCGGCGTGTAGACCCGGGCGAAGGTGTGCGGCGTGGAGGCCACGCCGGTGCCGGTGCCGTTGAGGTACGCCTCGGCTGCGGCCGTCGCCAGCCGGATCGCGGTGTAGCTGTTCGTGCCGAAGGCGACGATCGCGCCGGTGATGCTGACCGGCGGGGTGTCCGTCAGCGCCATGCTCGACGGGCTGTTGTAGGCGGAGAACGTCGTGCGGAACGATGTGACGCCGTTGGAACCCGCTCCCTTGATCAGGACGGGCTTGCCGACGAGGCTGCCGGAGAACGGGGTACTGGTGGCGCAGGTGACCGCGGGCACCCCGCCGACGACCGCCCCGTCGCCGACGACCTTGGCATCGCTGACGGCGCCGTAGTCCTCGATGTTGAACTGCCACGCGTCGGCGTGCCCCGGCGGGGCGAAGACCTGCCGGCTGTGGGTCACCGCAGGAGCCCCTTGACCGTGTAGGTCGGGGTGCCGGAGCTGATGAGCTTTACGACGGTGGGGACGCCGTAGGCCGATGCGTCGATGGTGAGCGAGCCGATCGCGGCAGGCAGCACGTCGCAGTTGGTGCCGCCGACGGTGGGAGCGGGCCCGCCGTCGACGGTGGCGAAGATCTCCGCGCTGCCGCTGCGGTTGAGGATTTCGACGGCGGTGTAGTCGGCGTCAAGGGTGACGGTGTCAGCGGTGGCCGCTACGAGGGCGGCGGAAACGATGCGGCTGCCGGTGTAGTTGGCCATGGCCTGCCTCCCTCGTGGTGTTTCCTCGCGGGCGGGAGCGGCCCGCCACAGGCGCTCGATTGACGACGAGTGAGTGCCGCGCGACCCGGCCGTCAGAACGGGCCGCGCGGGGCAGGATCGGCCCTCAGGGCACCACCTGCGGCCCCTATATCGGCGAACCGACGGGGCAGTGTGGGGGTTACGCGGCTGAACGCACTCCGCCGAACCGCTCGACGGTGATGTCGTAGCCGGTCTCGATGGTCTGCCCGCTGGTCTCGTCGGTGGTCCCGTTGCGGAAGCCGACGGTGGCGGAGCCCTGCGCGTCCGCCTGCTGGAGCGCCTGCGCGAACGCGTCCATGACCGGCTCTGCCCCGTGGGCGCGCTCGATCGACACGAGGTGGTCGGGCCGGACGCTGAAGACCGCCTTGTGGTCGCCGTCCTTGAACGTCATGAAGCCGTCCTCGATGCCGTAGTAGGCGGCTTCGATACGGCGGGCGTGGAGGGTGGGGACTTCACCGGTGTTGACGACGAAAACGCGCATGGTCGGGGGAACGGAAGGCAAGGGGTAGCTCCTGGCGGTGATGGTGGTGGCGGTTGCGGTGCTGCTATGCGGCGGCGAGGAGGTCGGCTGCGGCCTTGACCGGGGGTGCTTCACCCGGCGCGATCAGAGTCTTGGTGTCCGGGTCGCGGGTGGCGGCGGGGAGTTCCCACAGGTCGTAGCGGACGCCGTTGCGCCTGTCGCTGTGGTCCTCGTGCCGGGCGATGCGGCCTTCGGCGGCCCATCGGCGGATCGTGGACTTCGGTCGGCCGATGAAGTAGGCGGCGAGATCCTCGTCTACGAGATGCTGCTCGGGCAGTTGGATCACCCCCGAGCATGCAAAAAGGGGCCACCTGAGAGGTGGCCCCTTTCGACAGTAAGTTCCAGACGATCACACAATATGCTCGCGCAGGTCAGAAGGTCAACCACCTCTGCGGCGGCGTGTCAAGAGGGCCGCCATTCCTGCCGGTAGTCGGGGTGATTGGCGTACACGCTGGCGAACAGGCAGACGACATCGTGCAGGGCGGCGGCATGGCCATCGGCGATCTCGTACCGTTCGCCGGGGTCGGGCTGGTAGAACTCGGCGACCTCGGCGTAGGCGTCCACGATCCGCCGCTTGGTGTCCAGGTCGGCGAGGACGTCGGCCGGGTCTTCGTGGAGTCCCCAGCAGCCGTCGGCGTCGTTGTAGTTGCTGTCGTGGCCCTGGACCTGCTCACGCCGCTCGGCGTACCGGGCGCGGAGGAAGTCGGCGAGGTCGGTCATCGTCCGAGCCTCCTGCCGATGCGGGCTCGCCAGGTCCGCTCGCTGGCGGTGCGGCGGATCACGTCGTGGGCGAGGTCGAATGCTTGCCATGCGTTGTACAGCGGGATGGCGTTGCGCCCTGCTCGTGAGAGCGTGCTGTCGCCGTCGCGGAGCCATTCGAAGTGGTCGGCGAGGTCGTTCAGGGCGCGGGATTGGGCGCTCACGCCGCGACTCCCGCCAGCTCGGCATGCATCGCTTCCTGCGCCCGTCGCAGTTCCCGCCAGGCATCCATGTCGTCCCAGCGCGCCCCACAACCCGCGCAGTGGATGCGGCTGTTCGCGGCGGTTGCGGTGAGGGGCTGGGCGCAGCGTGTGCCGTCGTCGTACCGGGCCGGGCAGTGACCGATCTTCACCCGGCCGGGGCGCCGCTCGGCAGACAGAGCCGCTGTCGCCTCCGAGTGCAACCGGCGGATCTCCTCCAAGTCCTGCGCGACCTCCGCGTATGAGCCGCAGGCCCACAGCAGGTTGTTGCCGAGGAACCTGAGACGGTCTGGTACTTCGCGCGCCGAATCCGTGCGCCACGAGGCGAACAGGCGCAGGCCGTCAGTGCGGGGTGCGATGGTCCAGCCCAGCGCCTGCCGCCACGAGTCCTCGATCGCCTGCAACCGGGTGACCACTCCCCCGGCGGCGGCGAGGTCCAGCACGGCGAGACTGACCGGCAGCGGAGGAACCCGCGATCCGGAGGTGGCCGCACCCGCCCGGCCGCCGGACTTCGTCAGCGCGCCCGTCGAGTCCAGCCGCACGAACATCGGGCCCAGCTCCCGGAGCCGCAGCGCGGCCTTGTCCTCGCACGGCCGGCACACCAGTCGGCCGACCTCGGTCTCCCAGAGTTCCCGCTTGCACGAGGTGCAGCGCGGCCATGCGTAGTCGTCCATGACGGTGGCGGGGTCGTACATATGGGCTCCCGTGTGCGCAGGATCAGGCTGCCCCAATCATGCGCCCGTCACCCGACAGTGCCGGGAGGGGTCAGGTCGACTCCGTCCAGCCCCAACCTTCGGCCATGATCCGCAGCCGCCGTTCAACCCGCGCGTCCCGCCCGCAGTCGCAGGGCCAGCCGCGGTACTTCTCGTTGCCGTACTCGCCGCCATCGCGTTCCTCGGTGGCTGCTTGGCAGGTGTACCAGGGATCGTTGGCGACGTGGTGCCGCTCGGAGAGAAGGTCGGCGATCAGCGCCCGCTCGGCCTTGATCCGGCCGAGGACGGCGTGCGGGTCGTGGAGGGCGATATGTCCCCCGCGCCAGGCCCGAGTTGCGGCGACGACACGCTCGAAGGAATGGTCTACGTCGACTCGACGCGTGCCATGTGCGCTCTCCTCGAAGGCGGTCCAGCTCTCGCCACTCGCCGCGAGAGCCTCCGCCGCAGCGTGCGCCGCGTGCAGGTAGGCCAGCGGGTCGTCGGTCACGGCCGCTCCCCGCCGAGGAGGTTGGCGAACTGCTCAGCCATCTCCCCGTCGACAACGAGAGTTACCGGTGCCCGCTCCAGCATCCAGACCCGCGCCTCGTGCTCGACCATCCGCTCCAGGGCGCCCCCGGGGTCGGGTGCGCCGTACACCACGGTGTCGATGACCCGGCGGGCCGCGGGCGGGTCCAGTCGCTCCCGGCGCAGGGCCGGTCCGAGGAGCATCAGCATGCGGCGCAGCAAGTCCATCTGCACCTGAAACAACTGGTCGCCCATCAGCGCCGCGCGGGACCACGGATGCCGCTCGATGTAGTCGTCCAGGATCACGTCAACGTCATGCTCGTCCATGCCCCCCAGTGTCCCCCCGCCGCCCGACAACGCCGCGCGGGTTACCTGGACGCCGGCACGCCCGCGTGCTCCTCGGCCATGTGGTCGAGGCCGCTTTCCCGCGCTTCCCGCTCGTCGGTGCCGTAGGTCATGTCGGCGGGCAGCCACCGGTCGCAGTGGGGGCACCAGTAGTCGTAGGCGTCGGGGCCGTGTTCAGGCTGGGGCCGCACGCGGATGGTGTCCAGCCGCGCCCGGTGGCGCTGGTCGATGTCGCGCAGTACTTCACCAGCCAGGTTCCGGCGCTTCAGGCCGAACGGCACGTCCTGGAACGCGAGAGACGGCGAGGCGAGGAAGCCGGTTCGGTGCGCGATCCGCTTGAGTGTCCAGCGAAGGGTCATGCCCCCATCATCCCCTCCCCCGGACGTGCGCGGGCCCCCACCGCGGTGACGGCAGGGGCCCGGGGTGTTACCTGGAATGCTTGCTGCAGTCGAGGATCTTCGTGGCGGTGTAGTTCGCCACGAAGATGCCGCATCCGCACGATCCGCACTCGTACTCGTGGCCGTTCCCCTCGGCGAGGCGCATGACCATCCCGCGGTTGCAGCAGGACGGGGCGGAGCTGACGCGGGCACCCGTGCTCAGGGTGTGCTGGGGCATGTTGGTCTCCTTTAGCTGGCTGGTGTCTTGCCGTGCTTCTACCGTCCCCGGATCGGGGGTTGGGGAGTGCACTGCGCTGTGCGTTCGGCCCGTGGGACGGGTCACCTGCGCCGGCTGCGGCGCCATCCGAACGGGCCCGGCAGGTCCGCGGGGGTCGTAGTCACGCCCTCCCGGTGCCGTTGCACTCGCCGCAGTCGACGATGAGGTGCACGCCGCCGAACGCGGTGTAGAGGACTTGCTGGCCGGCGCACTGCCAGCACAGGCCGCGCACCTTCGCTGCGGCCGGGTGCATGGGGCTGTTCTGCGCTTCCCACTGCTGGTCGGTCATAGCGGAGTCGGTGACGGTTCGGGATGCCATGGGGATTCCTTTCGATCTTGTTGGGCCGGTCCGGGGTCGGCCTTGGCCTGGTCCGTGGGGTGCGGCTTTGATCCCGGTATGTGAGGCGGACAGCGTTCCGCTTTGCGGTGGTATGGGCGGCGGACAGACCCCGGACAGGGGGCGGACGCGTCCGGGTGCCGTCCACCCGCTGTCCGGGCAGGTGTCCGGGTGCTGACCTGCGACGATGCAAGCCTGTCCGCCCCACCGTCCGGGGTGTTTTAGGCGGATTTGGCCTGAGCGAGCAGGGCTCGCAGGTGATCGCGCTGATAGCCGTTGACGCGGTTCCGCTTGCCGTCCGCGTCGGTGACCCAGATCTTCCCGGTGGGCCCCGCGCCAGCCGCCCGAAGCAGCTCGCTCAGTCGCTCGGCAGGCATCGCCAGCTTGGCCGCCATCTCGTCCACCTGCGCGTCTCGGCCGAGGTCGTCCATGACCTGCACGCAGTCGGTGAGCGCGTCGAACGCGGCGGCCTGCTGCGGGTCGAGCAGGTGCAGCAGCCGCGCTGGCACACCGTTGTGGTCCGGGCCGCCGGCCGCAGAGGACATGCCGGTCGCCTCCGCGAGGGCCCGCTCGATCGGGTCGTCCCACTGCCCGGTCAGCCGCCCGGCCGCGCTGCGGATCTTCGCGGCGCGGGCCATCAGTTCGGACACCTCGCCGCGGTCGTCCTCGTCCAGGTCGAACGACCGAGCAAGGTCGGTGACTCCCGCGAAGGGGTTGATCAGCCAGCCCAGTCCGGGCCGCGGCGGGTCGAACTTCGAAGCGTCCCGACCGGCCCCGGAGGACCCCTCGCCGAGGATCGCGTTCGACTGGGTCGCGTTCTCAACACGCATCGCCCACCGGGTGGTGCAGTTCATCGCCAGGGCCTGGGGGATGACAGCAACTTCCGGATACTGGGTGATCAGCACCATCAGGATGCCGGCCGCGGCGGCGACAGCCGACAGATCCGTCAGGAGCTTCAGGTTCTCGTCGCGCAGCACGTTGCCGGGCCGCGTGTACGTGGCGACCTCATCGATGACCAGGAGCTCAATGCCGCCGAGTTCCATGATCGTGGCTGCGGTCATCTTGCTCTTGCCCGCCTTGCCGAGAATCCTCTCCCGCCGGTCCTTGTCCTCCCACAGGGCTTTGAGGAGCGCGTTCAGGCGGTGCGGGTCGGGCTTGAAGTACGTGGCCGCGACGCCGGCTTTGGCGGCCGGGTCCCACTCGCCGTTGTTCTTCCCGGCGACGATCCGCAGGTTAATGCGCGGATCGAACGCGGCACCCGTGACGAGGTTGGCGGCTCCAACGCCCTTGCCCGACCGAGTTCCGCCTCCGACAACGAAGCTGGAGTTGTTGATCGGCAGCAAGACCGGGTTGCCGCGCTTCCCCCATGCGACCGGCACGCCGTCGAGGAAGGCGTCAACGGCGAGCCGAAGGTCCATGAGCGGCGACGGGCGCGCGGCTTCGAACGGGTCGACGGCGGACAGCCAGATCGCAGCCTGGTTGGCGTGCGCCGCCTTGGTGATGTCGACCATCGTCACGTCCCGGCCGAGCGCCCCGGCCAGTTCCTCGGCCTTGGCCTTCAGCGACGTCACGGTGAAATTGGCGGGCAGGTCCACGATGGTGACGCTGGTGCCGTCGCGGCCCGGATTGCTGGCAACGATCCGGAAGCCGTCGGGGACCTTGATGTCCGCGAGGGCCTTGAGGAGCACGTCGTCGGCAGGAGACAGCGGGGCGCCGGACGCATCGAGGGCGGGTGCTCCCCCGGAGATCGCGGGCGCGGCCGGGGCGGCTCCGAGTTCCCGCCGGTTGGCGATGCGCCGCCCGTACTCGGTGACGATCGCCCCGGCAATCGTGGTCTCAGCAGCAGGCGCCAGCAGGAACGCTTCCCCTGCGGGCACGCCGACGCCGAGTACGAGACCGAGGGATGCGGCAACGGTCAAGACGACCCCGCCACCGGCAGTACCCGCAGCGGCGATCCATCGGCGGTGCCGCTCCTCGCGGATCTTGTCCCAGCTCTCGTGGCTGGACGGCTGGACGGACTCGACCCGGTCCGCGGCCCGCACGTACCGCCAGCCCGCGCGGGTCGTACCGTGCAGACCGCGCCCGAGCCAGCCGCCGCCGGTGCCCGCCGCGCGGGCGGTGTGGCCGAGGCCGCGACCGGTCGCCTTGGCGACGACCAGCGCTGCGGACTGGGTGGTGCGCGGCGCCGGACGGGTGGCGGTCACGGCCGGCGCCGCGGGCTTGGTGGGGACGTAATCTGGGCGGAGGAACTCCGGCACGTCGAGGTCGGCGGCCGTGCGGGAGGAACTGTCGATGGCCATGGTTCAGGAGTCCTCTCGGCGGCCGGTGATGTCGGCGTGGCTGGCGTTCTTGGCGGTGATGGCGGCCTGCTTCCGGGCCGCGTCAACGAACGGTGCGGTGTCCCCCGGGCGGCGCACTCCGCGCACCGGCGGGCCCGTCACAGAACCCCTGCGCCCACCGGAGGGGACTCGTGGAAGGACCTGTGCGTTTGTGGTCGTTTCTGGCGCCTTCCAGACCGTCTTGTCGGGGGCGTCGGCGCGGGCGTCGAGCATCTTCCGCGCAGCCGCATTCCGGAGCTGCTGAGCCTCAGCCGAGTCGCCCGGGTCGGTGCCCTCGACGTCCTTGTGGGCCCGCCTCCAAACGGACTCCGTGACAGTCGTCTCGCCAAGTCCGGCGGCCAGCTTCACGGCGTGCTCCCACACCTTCGGGTACAACTTCTCGCGGTCCTTCGCGAGCTGTTCGAAGGCGGCGAAGGCCGCCTTCTCGGCGGCGTCCTTCTCGGCTCGCGCGGCGGCCTCGCGGGTGGCCCTCTCGGCGGCAACGCCCTTCTCTGCCCGCTCCTTCGCCTTCTGCTCCCGGCGAGTCAGGGCCCCGTCGCGCTTCCGGATCCGGCCGTGCTCGTGGAGGTCCCACACACCCGGGCCGGCGAGGCTGGCGAAGGCGGTGGCGTAGGCGGTCGCCGCATCGAAGTGGGAGAGGCCGTGGAACAGATTGACGGCAGCGGCGACGCAGGCGAGCGTCCAGGCGATGGCCCTGTAGTGCCAGAGCGGACGACGATTCGCGACGGCAGCGGCAGCGCCACGCTGCACGACCCACGCCCCGGCTTCGAGCATGACCGGCGCTGCGGCCAGCCACGGCGCCTTCGGGTTCCAGAACGCGCTGACCTGGACAGGCAGGGCGACGATCCCGCAGACGACGGCGAAGCGGATCGCGTACTTGCGCCACTTGTCGTCGGCCGTCGCGATCTCCTTGGCCCGGTCGGCTTCAGCCTGCTGCTCGGCCTGTCGCGCGGCGTTGGCCGCAGCCCGCTGACGCTCGACCTCTTCCTGCTTGCGCTTGGTCTCGGCGAGCCGGAGTTCGTGGTCGGCGCGCTCCTTCTCCAGGCGCATCACGGCGCGATCGTTGGCGATGCGCTTCTGCTCAGCATCGACTTCGGCCTTGACCTCAATAGCCTTGGCCTCGGCCTCGGCAGTGATCCGCCGGGCCTCGGTCTCTGCCTCCGTGCGGGCTCGGATCGCGGCAGCCTCGGCGGCCTTCACCAGGTCGATGGCCGGCTCGGCGACGGGCGCCGGCTCCGGTGCGGTCTCGGGTTCGGCGAAGACGCCGAGGTGGATGGGCGTGAACGGCTGCCATGTCGGCACGGGGGGCCGCTTGGTGCCGTTCAGGGTCGGGCCGTTCACGGTGATGTCTCCTTCGGGGCTATCGGGTGGGCTGGCGGTAGGTGGTGAGGAATTCCTGGACGAACGCGGCGGCGAGGACGCCGATGCCGGTCTGCGACAGGGCCGGTCGGCCGGTGCGGGCGGCGAGCTGCTGCTCGGCGTGGACAGCGGTGTCGGTGGCGGCGGTGACGATCACCCGAACAGTGCGGAGGGCCAGCACCAGCACCCCGAGCAGCAGGTGCGCGACGACCGCGAGGGCCGCCAACGCCACTCGCCGCCACGGGGTCGGCGCTCGGACCACCAGCACGCGGGGCATCAGGCACTCCCCTTCGCTGCGGCGCGGACCAGCCCGAGCGCCATCGGACCGGTGACGCCCGGCATCTCGTTCCACCGGGGGTACGGCATCGTGATCCCCCGGTCGGCGAGGGCGCCCTGGATCTGCCGCCCCGCCTCGACGGCGGTGTGCTCCGTGCCGTAGCCGAGGGCGTGCACGGCCCGCTGGGCGCCGAGGATGCAGCGGCCACCGGTCGCAGTGCGGATGCGGCGGCCGGACTTGGCCCACCCCCACCGCTCCAGGACCAGCGCGGTCAGCTCCAGGTGCTCCGTGGTGGTGATCCGCGCCCGCTGCAGGCCCTCGCCCCGACGGGCGGGGTGCAGGGACAGCAGCCGATCCGGCAGCACCCGCCACAACCCGCCGGGAAGCCGCGGGCCGGCCGGAGCCGGGGCGGGCTGATCGGCACCCGCCAGCCGCACCAGCTCTGCGGTGGGCACGGTGACCAACCGGTGCGCGGTGCGGGTCGGGTCGTGCAGCCATGCCTCCGCCTCGTCGCCGACGCCCGAGTCCAGCTCGGCCAGCAGCTCCTCGAACGCGGTCACGTCGACGGACATCAGGACCACCGCCAGAGGCCGCCGGAGCGGATCGCGGCCGACGCATGGTCGGCCACGTCGAGAGCGAACCGTCCCCAGTCGGCAGGCATCTTCGAGTGCGCGGCGGCAGCCCGGAACACCTCGGCGTACCGGTGCGCCATGACGGCATCGAAGGTGAACGGGCCGTCGCCGTGCTCCACCGCGTCGAACAGGGTCCGGACGGTGCGCCATTGGCGGGCGGGCAGGACGTGCGCCATCTGCTGGCCGAGCTGCTCCATCTGGAGCGCGGACCGCGTGGGACCGCCATAGGACCAGCCCATGTCAGACACCCGCCGGGGTGGCGTGGCTGATGACCTCGGCCGGGTCGGGGCCGAAGACGCCGGGCCGCCTGCGCAGTTCCTGGAACGTCGTCAGGCCGCCGGGGCGCGTCGCGTGGAGCGGGCCGTAGCCGAGCCACGCACCGGCGGCGGTCATGTGGTCGCAGCGGGACTCCTGGCCGATCCACCGGCCCGGCTTGCTGAACGTCCACTCCATGAGGGCCCGGCGGGGCGCCCCGGGGTACTTCGCGTTGAGGTCGACCACGGAGTAGTACGTGTAGCCGGAGCGGACGGTGGCGGCGAAGGTGGCGGCCTCCTTCTGGGCATTGCGACGCGCCACGGTCGCGGGGGCGATCAGGCTGAGCGGGTTCACGGTGCTCCTTCGGGTTGCGGCGGGTGGGGTGTCTGGCGGTTCTCCTCACCACCCAGCGCGGGGGCTAGATGGTCAGGTCAGCCGTCAGGTGGTGGTGGTCAGCAGCACTTGCGGCAGCGGGGTCCGTGGGCGATGGCGCACAGCTCAGCGGGGGTGAAGCCGCCCAGCTGGCCACTGTGGTGAACGCCTTCTTCTGCCACGCGTCCTCGGCCGCTTCCGTCGGGAACGTCGATCTCCCAGCCGGTCGTGACGTACTTGCCGCGACCAACTCGCTTGATCTCGCCCACCTTCTTGATCCGGCCGTTCTTCTTCTCCCGGGCCTCTCGCTGCCGCCGGTAGTGCTCGGATGCGGCCTGGTTGACGGCGTCGTACCGGGCCTTCCGGTCACCCTCGGCAGCCTGTTCGGAGGCTGCCGCCTGGTAGCGCTGCTCTTCGGTGGACACCTGGTCGATCTTTCGGCTGAACAGGCGCACGGTGACTCCTCTCGTGATCGGATCGTGCGGTCGGTGCCGGGCCGGCCTGCGGAGGGGTGCTGGCCGGCCCGGCGGCTTACTCGCTGGGCGTCCACCAGGCGCTGGTGACGGTGATGTCTCGTTCGGTGCATCCGGTCTCGGCGGCGTGGTCCTGGACCATCTGCTGGACGACGCCAGCGAACTGGGCGCCCTTGGTGGCTTCGGCGCCGAACTCGACGCAGCCTTCGGGGGTGGTGGCCTCTACGACGTACTGGCGGCTGCTCACGACGGGTTCTCCTCGGTCTCGTCGGGCACGTAGATCGGTGGCGGGCAGGTGATGCCGGAGTTGGCGTGGGTGTGGTTGGCGCCACTGCGGGCGGGGCGGGCGATCCACTGCTGCAGCCCGGCCACCGTGTCCGCCCAAGCGAGGGCCTCGCGCTCCCCGTTCGGCGGAGCGCCGACCGGGAAGCCCACCAGCGTGCCGATCAGCCGGCCCCGGTAGCGGAGCTGCCACCCGTACACGACCCCGTGAAGCTGACCCCACATCAAGGTCAGGTCCGCGTTCGGGCAGAACCACGCCGGGACAAACGCGGCGGCGGGGGCGGTCGTCTGGGCGGTCACTGCTGATCAGCCCCGTCCGCGTCCGGCTTGGGCAGAGGCCCGTACCCAGCCAACTCGACGGTCGCGCCGCCCCACTGGGCAATGGCCCGGAGCAGGCACGCGCCGGTCTGCGTGCCGTAGGTGACCGTGGCGGACGGGATGCCCAGGGCGCCGCGCCATGCCTCGAAGTCGCCGAGGTCGCTGTGCAGGGAGATGTCGAGTTGGTCGGGGTAGGCCGGGCTGATGCTGAATACGGCGGCGGGCAGGTGGCCGAGGCCGCGGCGGATCTGCTCCAGCGCGACCATGGCCGG